ACCCGCACCCCCCGGCCCGAGTTGCGAACCGGCACCGCCGCCGCCGCCCAAGGTCGAACCTCCAGCCCCGCCTGCCGCCTGCCAGTTGCCCCCCGTGCCCGTACCGCCAGAACCGCCCGTCGTCGTAGTGCCGCCAGCACCGCCAGTTGCGGACAGCAATGCCGCTAGGGACGAACTGCCACCCGCCGCGCCATTCCCGGTCGTCACGCCTGCGCCGCCCGCACCCACGGTTACGGATAGCGTTTGGCCCGGCGTGACGGTAAATTCGCCCATGGCAAAGCCACCACCACCGCCACCACCACCGCTGTTACCGAAGCCCCCTGAACCGCCAGCGCCGACCACACGTGCGCGAATTCGCGTGACGTTGGTCGGAACGGTGAAAGTGGACGTGCCCGGCGTGCCGAACGTTTGGTATCCACCCTTTCCGTAATAGCCCAGGAAACCCGCTGGCGGGTTGTTGTTGATAACGTTGTTAAGGGCTGTACGCCCGACGATGTCACTGATGTTCATTTATACAAGCCTCCACGTAGAACCGTCGTACCACATCTCAAAAGACTGGCCGGCGATATCGGCAATCAGATTGCCCGATGTTCCCAGGACCGTTTTAGTCCCAGGGTTGATAGTCAGGGGGTTCACCGAAAACGTTCCGTATATGTCCTGAATACGGATGCAGTTTTGAGTAAGCGGCGGGTCGGGCAACGTCATGGTGAACGCGCCGGCCGACGTGTCGACCCAGTAATCGCCGGTCGGACCCGCAGTGAACGCTGCGTTTTTGTATTGGGCGGTCGTTCCCGCACCGATCGCAGCGGCGGAACGGTCGGCGTATTCCGTCGTGGCGATCTGCGTGTTGTTCGTGTTCTGTGGTGCGGTCGGTGCGGTCGGGACGCCGGTCAGGGCGGTGTTGACCAATGCGGCGGCAATTGCCGCAGTAACAAACGCGGTACTCGACGCCTTCGTCGTGTTGTTGCCGGGGCTTTGGGTCACGACGTCAAGCTGACCATACGACATGGCCGTACCGTTGCTGAATACCGTATCGACGCCACCTTGACTTACGGGCACGCTGGTCCCGCCGCTCGGAGCGACATTGACCGTAAATGCTCCGGTCGTTGCGTTCTGTACGATCCAGCTTTTCGAATACGTGTTGGGCACGATAATGTTTGCATTGCTCGTCAGCACGCCCGTGACCTTGATGATTCGCTTTGACGCTTGATCCCCGGTCAGGGTCGTCGTACCGCCCGTTGTGTTCACGGTGACGATGCTGTCGGACGAAACGGCCGCGCCGCCGTACGGCAACCACGACACGCCGATCGATGACGGCGTCGTGTTGAAGTCGGTCGAGTTCGCAGCCTGGACGTTGACGTAGCTCGACAGGCCGTCGTTCGACTGCAGGACCATACCAACGGGATACCCGCCAATGAACGCGGCGAGCGATGCGTCGAACGTGTATTGCCCGCCACCGTTAAGCCACGTCGTATGCTGCGTGATCCAGTTCAGGATGCCGTTAAAGTCCAGGCCGGACGGAGGCACGCCGCCTTGCGCAACCGGCGTCATGGTCAGCGGCGGAAACCCCGTGTCGAGTGACGCGCGACCTGGAGTCGGCGACGCGGTCACGGGGATCGTGTTTTTCGAACCGCTGTTTGCAAACGGTTCGACGATGGTTGTTGGCTTTACGAGTGGTGTCGTCATGTCAGTACGCCGCGAAGACGTTTTCGCCGAAGGTTGACCACGAGTCCGCCTCAGTGAACCCGAAATAAGGTTGCACGCTTAATATCGCAGTCTGCACGCCGGCAGGATGCGAAAGCGCGCCGCTTTGGAGAATGATAGCAAACTCAGTAGGCTGCAACTCAAATAGAAAAGTGTACTTGATCCGCATGCCGCCCAGGTCTTGGACGTAGGCGTTCCCCCGGTCGGCGAACAGCGCGCGCAACACGCCGTTGATTTCTGCCGACGACGTGCCGACGATGTTCGACAATGCCTTCGCGAGCGCGACGGGGCGGAACTGATCGTCGGTGAGATTGCGCACGCCGGGGGCGACGGTCACAGGGTAGATTGCGGGCACGGTGACTTGCCGCGACGTCCCGACGATGCGCCCCAGGATGTCGAGCCCGAACCCCTGCGCCGACCGAATATCCCATACGTATTCGTAAAACTTCTGGAAGTTCAACGACGGGTCGACGTACTGTTTAAAGTTCGCGACCAGTTGCAGCAACGTTGGACTGTTGCGGTATTGGCTGGCGACGGTGTCGAGCGGGGAGAACGGCGGGTCGCCGCTTTCCCCCTCGCCGTATCCGGGTTGCCAGTAATCCGGATCGGCGTATGCGGTGGGGGTTGTCATGGTGTAGGGTAGGTTTATCAGACTTGGTAATAATTACCGTCACGCCGCTTGATGAAACAGAGCGTGATAGCCGACCCGAGACCCGATCGCGTGATGTTGGCCCCGGACTTCGACCGGATGTTCCCGGTCGTCGTGAGCGTGATTTCTGCGCCCCCGGTGGGCATCCCGAGGAACATCGGCGAACCGTTCAAGCCGTTTGCGAAGTTGTTGATCGTGACGGGAGATGCCGCCGCCGCGAGCGTCACCGTCTGGTAGTTGGAAAAGTCCAGGTTGTCGGCCGGCGTGACTGGGGTTTGAGGTTCACCCATGACAGCCCCAACGTTTCCGCTGGACTGCCAGTACTTAGCGGCATTTACGCGGGCACACCCGACGAGGCCGCTAGGCGGGACGTAATTCGCTGCAGGCTCGGTCTTCCGTTGAGGCATTGCAATCATCCCCTCGCCCCCGTGGTCTGCGTATTCGAACCCGACGTCGCCAGTACCCGTAACCGAAAAGTTTGTCGCCACGGAGCTATACGACCGCTGAGTCGACCCACGATTGTTCGCGCCACCGCTCATATCGATCGAATACGACTTGCCAGCACCGGCCGTCGGAACCGTGCCGAGTTGAACCGTACCGGATGTCTGGTATGCGCGCAGGCTGATCTTGTGCGCGTCAATCCCGGTTCCGAAGTCGACCGAGCCACCGTTGCAACCCTCGATCGTCGTGTTGATGGTGTATCCGATGCACACGCCGGGGCCGCCCACAAACTGCATGCCGATCGATGACGATGCACCTGCGGCGAAGATCATCCCACCTTCGTAGGTGACTTCCCCCGTCTTGATCTTGAGTTGCACCGCGCCAGCGCCTTCCAATGCGCAATTCGAACAATGAACGCTACCTTCCGCCAGCAACGCCACGCCAGAGGAATTGCCCCAAGCGTGAAGTTGGTCGAAGTGTTGCGGGTTACCTTTGGTCGTCACATGCACGTTGGGCTTATCCGCGCCGGTATCGTTCAGGTTGTTGTCGTAGGCGATGGGGCAAACCCACTGGCCGTCATTTGGGCCGGCGCACTTGATTCCCGAAAGGCCGTTCATATAGGACTTCAGAAATAAGTAATGGTTTTCGACAAAGCCGTCGTAATAGCCGGAATCAGGCGCGGTCCCAGGGTTGGCCCATTCCGTGTAAAACCCGAGGCCGCCGAAATATCGCGCGTGAACGTCTTCGAAACAGCAGCCGTAACCATAGATAGATACGCCGTGTTGCGTGGTTTCGCCGGCCGGAACCGATCCCGACAGCGTACCCTGCAACGTCAAGCCTCGTAACGCTGACCTGCGAATACCGCCAGAATTATTCGTTCCGGTAAAACCGTCGAAACCATAAGATTTAACCAGGGGCGACGCGAGATCGTTCTGCTGAATTATCGTAGCGGCCGACCCTTCGCCAACCATCTCGACTTTGCTGTACAGCACTATCGCGCCCGATACTTGGTATTTATTAGGGCCGAAAATAACTTGACCGCCGCCGCGCGCATAAACTTCGTTGATGGCGGCCTGTATCGCAGCCAAATTGTTAGACGACGCAGGGTCCGCTCCGAACTGTTCAGGGCGGACGTACGACCGCAATTCATCGTGTACGGTTCGGGGGACCGCGCCGACTCCGTCCTGAATGTCGCCGATTACGGTGGAACCAGAACCCGACGACAGCAGCGTCGAAAAGTCTTGGGCCGACGATTGAAGGGCTTCAACGGCATCCTTCAGGTTGATAAAGTTTTGGTCGACCTGCGCGTGTGTCAGGGGAACCAATTGCAGTTGACGAGTGTCGATGCTAACCATTTGGACTTACCTTTACGAGAAAATTACAACGATGTTTTGCGAAGCGATAGTCGGCGCCTCGTCGATACCCATCGTCACTGATGCGCCAACCGGCGATGCGCTTTTGCCAATAGTAACCCCGAGAATCGCAATCGGGCCGACGCCCGCAATCGCGGCAAAGAATCGACTTGCGAAGATCGTCGAACCGATGCGCGCACGCTGGCCACCGTCGCCACCATTGAACGCGCTGATGACCGCCGATTGGATCGCCGCTTGGATCGTTGCATTGTTCTGGCCGCCCAGGTTCTGGACGTTGATCGTGAAGTAGACGTGAGTGTTCGTCGGGCGCTGAAAGGTTACGTTGTAGGTCGGCACGGGGTTGCTATAGCCGGACGGGTCTTGAACGGAAACGGTCGTGTTGCCGTTGTAGTTGGACCCGCCGTCCTTGCGCTGCCAAATGGCTGTGGCAACGTTCGCATCGCTACCGCCCACGACTGCGACATAGATCGAATGTGGCAAAAGGTCGTAGCTCGTCGCGCCGACCGTGATCAGGTCGTCGGTGACGTTCTCGGTCACGTACGCGTCCGTAACGCCTGCCACTGAAAAGACATTGGCGTAGATGGCTGGCAGCGAACCGCGAGCATTGACGGCGACGGACTGCTGTCGGCGGTATTCGAAGTCCGCGCGGTTCTCGACGAGCGTTCCCGGCACGCCGTCCGTATTGTTGACGGCCCGGTCCCACCCCGGAATAGAGCGGTACGGCGACCCCGCGATCGCATTAGCGGGGCATGCAATCGGGCCGGTCTGGAGCGCTGCAAACGGCAACGTGATCGTTCCCGACGACGGGATGGTTCCGGCGCTCGTGCATGCGTACACGTTGCCGTTGACATCTTGCACGAGCGCACCGACCGGGATTACGACACCCTGTTTGCCCAGGCAAGACACCTGGACGACGGTCGACGTTGCCGGGTTGCGGGTCATGAAATAGATGCGCCCGAGCGCGTCTTGCATTGGGCCGTCCGCGTTCGCAGGGTCGATCTGATTCACGAAGTAGGCGAAGTCCGCGTTCTTCTGCGACAGGATCGCCGCGTAGCTGCTCATGAGTTGCCCTTGAGGCGTCGACAACGACGGATTCAAGTTGCCGCCGAACGCGGCGTTCATGTCCGCCATGATGCCCGCGCGGATCGTAGCGTCGTCCGGCAGGACGAGCCCCGTCGACGTAAATTTGATCGGCGGGACGCTGGTTTCTCCGCTCATGGTTTTTCCTTAAAAAGAGACGTTATTTGCGATACCGTTCGCATCGGTCACGAGGACTTGCCCCGTCAAGACGTTGTTGCTGAACTGCGCGAAACTGCATTTAGCCTTGACGATGCCGGGGACGGACAGTGCGGCCGTTTCGACCTGCGACTTGATGAACTGCAAGTTCGGCACCTTACCCAAAATCTGCCCAGTGTACGCTACGCCTTGCGTCGTGTCGTACCACAGTTCGCCCAGGTTGACGCGGACAGCGCTTGCCACGTCCTGCGCCAGTGCGTAAGGTTCGCTCGCAACTGCGATGTTCCCGCCGATGTCGAGCACCAAGTCCCAAGCATCGGTATCGAGTAGAAGAGTTTTCATACAGGTGTTCCCGTTTTGCCGCTGATCGTGCCACCCGTGTGGATGTGTCCGATGCCAGATTTACCGCCGAACGTAACGTCGACCGTACCTTGAACGTTCGGCGCTTTGACGAGCCCTTGCGACGTCACGTCGCCGTCGAGGTCGGATTTGCCCGTCGCGTGCAGATCGCCGTTAATGGTGAATATCGGCGTCGTGGCCGTAATCGACGTGTCGGCCTGCATGCTGATCACGGGGGCTACAAGGTCGATCTCAGGCGCTTGCATGGTGATCTTGTGCGGCGATACGATCGTGATGCCGGTTTCAAGGAACATGACGTACTGTTCGGGGATCGCGTTCAACACGCCGCCGAAGTAGAAGCCATCCGACATGCTGTTGCGCCGCAAGCTGCCGGGGTTGGCTTGATCCTTGTTCACCATGGCCGACGACGTGTCGCGATCCGCGAACACGCACAGGCCGATATCGTTGACTTGCGGGTCGATGATCACGCCGTTCTTGCCGCCCTGCAGCCGATGATATGGGATACCGTTTACGACGGCGTGCGGAACCGGCCGCCCCTGCCCGTCGATCTGGTTGACGAGCGGTTGCACATCCACCGTGCCCGCCAATGCGAGCCCGCCCGGCGCGTCGACGTTGACCACCTTGACCAATGCGACGTGGTTGTTCTGCTCCATAAGGGACCGCACAACGAACATCATCGCGTTGTATTCGCTCGATCCCGCTGTCGGCTTCTGCGTACCGTAATAACCGTCGATGTCAGGCATTGTAGACGTCCGCGATAGTGAACCATGGGCCACCGGGGGCGACGCAAGAAAGGTTGTGCGCCACGCTGAAGACCCGCCATTTTCCGCACGCCATCGGGATTGCGCTTTGCACCTGGACGTCACGCCCGATCGTCACGCGCGGATTGAAAAGCATTCTAACAGTCATGCCTTTACTCGACAGGGCTGGATATCCCACCATGCCGGTTTCCGGGGAGATGTTAGGGGTGTCGCCCTGTCGCGCGGTTTCGTCCGGCCAGATCGCCAGCACGCCGCGATCTATCGCCCAGTTGATGCCGCCCGCTGCCGTTATGGCGCGCACCTTGTCGAGCGACGAGCCCGAGAAATAAGGGTTGGTGAGTTGGACGCTGACGCCGTTGTTTTCGAACGTCAAACCCATGTCGCCGGTTGCGATTTCTTGCAGGATGGTTGCGACGTCGACAGAACCTTTGTAGCTGGTCGCGTTGACGGGCTTGACTGCCGAGTCCAGGCCCGCATACCCAAGGATGTTGAAGGGCACGTCGGGCGCGTTGTTGTAGTCCGCCCAGGCGTCGAATATGGTCCCGCTGAACACGACGTTCATTGCGCCGCCCTCGTCGCCCGCCGCGATCAGAATCGAGTTCTTCGCCTTGATCGCGGTATTGACGGGGCCGATCGTCGTTAGCCGGTTCATCATGTCAGCGCGCAGGCCGTACACGCGGACCTGACACATGCCCATCGAGTCGCCCCCAGGTTGCGAGACATCGACGGTCACGCGAAAGCCCGACAGCGTGACCGTGTCGCCAACGTCCTCGCCGAACGTCCCCGTGCCGAGCGTGATCGTAAGTTCGATTGCTTTGCGTGTCGTCATGGCAGGTAGACCAGTTGATAGCGCGTTCCGAAGCCCGTGTAATCCGGGTCGCTCGCCCCCTGCGTGTCGACGAACGCAAGGTCGCCGCTAAAGCCCAGGTGAGCGCCCCGCACGAGTTTTGTACGGTCGCGGCACATGCGCGTGTCTATCACGGGGACGTTGTTCGCGGTAAGCGATAGATAAACGAGCCCGTTACGCTGAATGATGGTGATCTTGCACAGTTGCCCGCCGAGCGTGACCGTAAGGGTCTGGTTTGCCGTGGCAACGGTTGGAATGCGAATCGTCATGCAACCCCCGATGTATCGATGCTCGGATCGTCGACGGTCTGGATCATGCCTTGGTTCAGCATGTCGGAAACCTCCGAATCTTTCGGTGATGAATACGACGCCGAGATTTCGCGAACCTCGCGCCCGTACATCTGGACGCTCAACATGTACGCGCCGTCGCGCACGCTGCGCGAATAATCGACGCCGACGAAATTGACGTTCTTGAACGTGTATTCGGGCGTGATCACGGTGTACAGGTCGAGCGACCCCCGCGCCGCTTCTACTGCCGCGAGGAAGTTCGCGCGCCGTGCCTCGTCGCCGCCGCAATTGAGCGTCACCATCACGTCGAACGGATTGTCGACCTTGTTGTATGCCGCGAACGACCCGCCCTCAACGGGGTAATCTGAGATACGCGACTCGTTGCGGTAGTTCACCGCGAACATGGAATCGTAATCGCCGATCGAGTTCCCGCCCGAGTCGAACACGCCCCATTTCGTCACGTCCACGCCGATCGCGCTGGACAGGGCATCACTGATGCCGAATTGCCCGAGCGTGATCGTGTCCAGGATTTGCGCCCCGCCGCGCAGCAATGCCGGCACGCCGAGCGCCTGCGGCACAACGGGATAAAGTGATTTTGGGATGATGTCGATTGCCATTTACCGGACCCCCGTGTTTGCCTGCGACGCGAACGTGTATTTCTCCACGGCGGGCCGGATCGCGGTCGCGACGCCCTGCGCGTCCGTGGCTTGCGTCTGGATGTTGATGTTGCCGATGGTGACTTCGCTTTTCGACGTGCTGGTCGATGTCACGCTGTTCGGCACGCTGGCGGCCGCACCTGCAGGGATCGACCCCACCGTCGCGGCGTTGGCTGCGCGGCCGCTCGCCGCCAGTTGCGCGGCAAGGCGCTTACGACGGTCGATGTTGGCTTCTTCAGCGCCTGGACGCTCATACGCCTCGGAATGGATGCGCGCGGCGTCCTCGGCCGTTTTGGCGGCCCGTAGCATGTTCCCCGCGCGCTTCTCCTTGCCATTGGTAACCTCGTGCTGGAAGAACCTCAGTTGGTCCTCCAACGACGATCCGACGAGATCGCGCCCGGTGAACTCTTTAAAGTCGGCCACGCGCGAGCCGAGCCATTGCCCGATGCCGTAAGCACCCGATGTGGAGTTGCGCGCGGTTGGGTCGAGGTTGCTTTCTTGCATGAAGCTTGCAGCGATCCCTGCGGCCTGCTCGGACGTCCAGCCCATGCCCACCAACTTATCGACGACGGGCTTCGGGTCGGATGACTTCTTCGGCATGGGTTTGATCTTTCCCGACGCCGATCGTTGCGCCACGCTGGCGGCCGCCTCGTTGTCGAGCGCTTCTTGTGCGCTCTTTACGCCCAGTTTCGCGAGAACCTTCGCGATGCCGCGCCCGATGCTGTTGTTGGTCTCGTCGCTTAGGTTTTTACTGATGACCGTACCGACGCCGTAACCCAGCGCGCCGCCCAGGCCGGCAGCGGCAAGCCCTGCGAGCACGCTCAACGCGCCCCCACCTGCAGCAACGGCGGACAGTCCGCCAGCAAGTTGCACGAGCGACCCGGCGAGCGTCACGAAGCTGGCAGCCATCGACAACGCCTTGAACGCAGCTAGCCCGATCAAGACGTTCTTCCAGCCCCCGACCGCCTCCGCTGCGCTGTCGGCCGTCTTCACGAAGTCCTTGATCCACACGGTCATGTTGTCGACCCAGCGCGCAATATCGTCCTTGTGGTCGATCGCCCATTGCGACAATTTGGTCAGCCTTTCGACCATCATGTCGATAAGCGGGATTAACTGGACGGCGATGCGCGTCCCCGTGGACGTCAAGCTGTCGCGCAGGTCAAGCAATCGGTTCTTTAGTTTGAGCGCTTCGGCGGCGTCCTTCGCGGTGATGGCGGCGTTCTTTTCCTGCGCGCGCACGAGGTCCATCACCGCGTCCGGACCTTGCTTCAGGAAGTTGAATTGATCTTCTGCGACGCCCATCTGTTTCGCGATCACGGATGCTTGCGCCGGGTCGCGCTTGAACATTTCCGAGATGATGCGCGAGCGCGCGAGCAGGTAAGTATTGCCGTCCTTCAGGTCTTCGGGTTTGCCGCCCCACCGGAAGAACGATTGCAAACCCTCGTTCGGACCCATGCCTGACTTGAACGCCGCGAGCGTCTCGGCCGACTCCTTCAACTGGCCGATGATGCCTTCCGCGCTGCCGCCTGCACGCTCACTGGCGCGCTGCCACGACGTCAAGTCCTCGGTCGACATGCGCAGGTTTTGCGACAGGTAGCCCAGGTTCGCGGCGGTGTTGATCGTGTTCGTCAGGAAGTCTTTGATGCCGACGCCGGCCGTAAAAATAGCGCCGATCGCAAGGAGTTCGTTGCGGACCTTCTTGTAGCCCTCGACGCTACGTTTGCCCTGCTCGTCGATTTGCTTTTGGCGCTTCTCGCGCGCCTTTGCGGCTTCCTGCTCGGACTTCTCGCGATCGCGGTTGATGCGCTTCGTGTTCTTGTCGAGCTTGTCTTGTGCGTTCTCCGCGTCCTTCATGCCCTTTCGGAACAGCGTTCCGTCCAGGCCGAGCGTCGTCACGAATGCGTCGATAACTGTTGTGCTCATTTTGCGCCTTGTGCCTGCCGCGACACACGCTCGTTATGCGCGTCAACGGCGATGATTTCCAACATGTCGTAAAGGTCTTGCGTCCCGTACACGGTGTCCAATTCGTGTAGAGTCGCAAGACCTCTCGATACGACCGTGCCGATTGTCGCCGGCACATTTTCGTAGTTGATCAGTCGGCGGTTGCTGGTTCCTTCGTGGACGCCGAAGTCAACAGGCCGCCGGAAGTAAAAGGCTCGACGTGCAGATCGAAGACGGCCTTTTGCAACTGGAAGATCGTGGCGACCTCTTCGAAGTCATCGTCGATCCATTTGCGCACGCCCTTTTCCTGGACGGACATCACGCACCCGAGCAGTTCGTCGAGCAGAGGCAGCGCGACCGCCGATTGGACCTTGCCGACAGCCGTCAGGGCGACCGTTGCCAGCCCTGCGAGACCGCGTTCGGCGACGTCCTCGTCGATCTCCACGCCCGAGCCCATCAGGGCCAGTAGCAGCCGGGTTGCCCAGGCATGGCCGGCGCGCGCGGACATCTCCGTGAGTTGGAACTTTTTGCCCTTGTCGCGGCCGACCGTGGCAGTCCAGATGATCTCTTTGCGCGCCATGATTACACCGGAGCCTTCGTAACGTTTTGGAACGTCAGCGTGAACTTACGCGGCTGCAGAGTCTTCTTTGCGGTCGACATCGGCGACGCGGTCGTCAGGAAACCTTTAGTGCAGGCGTATTTCGCCCCGGTGCCCTGGATGATGATCGTACCGTCGAAGATGAAACTTTCCTTGTTGGCGTTCTGTGCTGCGAGCACGGAGTCGAACATGTCGAGGCTCGGGCTATCCGCCTGCAGCGTGAACGATATCGCGGTCGGATACGGCACGAAGCCGCCCGACAGTTGCCCGTCAACACCCATTTGGACCTCAGTCGGGCTGACGTCCTCGGCCGCGAACGAATCGTCGGCCGCGTAGCCCTGCAGGTGATGCGGGACCGGGAACAGGCCGCGCACGGCGAGCGATACGGCGCTGTTTGCAGTGGTCAGGGTTGCCATAGTCTATTTCTCCTTATTGAACCATCAGGGACGCGAGCGTCATTTGTTGGACCGAACCGCCATCGCAGTAAAAGAACGTCATCTGCGGCGTGCCACGGGCAGCGCGCACCGATGCGCCGGGGTCTTTGATGCTCAGATACCAACCGCGCGTCGACAGCACGGGATCGATGCTTTGGCCGGCGGTCGCGTTGACGGACACGATTTGCGAGCCCGACAGCGAGACGCCGCCACGGATCGCGCCGAAGTCGAGCGCTTGATTGATCGGGTCTTGGAGTACCGTTTCGATTGCCGCGTAGCCGGCAGCATTGTACGGGATCGAGCCGGATGCCGCCATGAACGCCATGAGCGTTTGTTGGAAATTGGCGTTGAGCCACACTTCATTGGCGAAGCTGTCGATCCAGTCGAAACGGCCCGAGATTTGACCCGGTTGCAGGAAGGTGAACGACTGTTGCGACGTGGCGTAATTGCCGTAGAAGTTGTACCCGTTCGCGATCAGCGTATCGCCGACCGTTGCGTCGGTCACGCCCGGCACGATACCGCCTTGACTGCGATACGCGGCCGTCACGCGGCCATTCGTACGCGTGAAGTCGATCGATGCCAGATAGCCCAGCGTGAATGCGGCGAGCGGCTGCGCGATCGACTGCATCGTGACGCCCAGGTCGGCGGCGACGTTCGTATCGGCGGTGAGGGCGATACTGCCGGACAGGCCCAGTGCCTTAGCCTGCGCGCCGAAACACGTCGTGTTGCCCTGCGCGGTCGCGTTGACGTCCGTATCCCAGCATGCGTATGCGAAGCGGTCGCCCTGTTGCGACGCCCAGGTCGCAAAGGCGATCTTGTCGGCGATGACGGGTTCGAACACGGTCATGAAGCCCGCCCAGTTCAGCGCCTTACCGACGATAGCGGTCATCGCGGCGGCCGGCGTGCTGGCGATGGCGCCTTGCGACGTGACGGCGCCCAACGCTTGGGTCAGGTTCAGCGCCGTTGCGATCGCGCCGGTCGCGAAAGTGATCGTCGACGTCGCGCCGGTCGTACCGGACGTTACGACGAACGCCGCGCGCTGCGCATCGTACGTTACGGTCGGACCACCCGTGAACGCCGCAGTGATCTTGCTCGCCGCGTCGCTGAAGCTGGTAGCCGTCGCGAGGGCGATCGACGACGATGTTTTGACGACGCCGTCAACGGTGACGGACATCGTACCGGACGGGATCGCCTGCAGTTGGGTGAGGGTCATTGTCGCGACCGAACCGCCGCGCAGGTATGCGGCCACGGGGGCGGTGGGGTACTGCCAGAACAGCAGGTTTGCCGGTTTGGCAGTCGAGTTGTCGAAGCCCGCGAAGTAGACGGCCGCAAGCGACGCCTCGGTACTGTTCGGGCCAAAGAACGCCGACACCGCGTCGGAGGTCGAGAACTGCTGTACCGCGCCGATGGGGACGGCGGTGTTCGCGGTCAGGATCAAACCTGACAGGGCCAGCGCCGCACCGCCCGCCGCGATTACGCCGGGGATAACGTTGACAAGTTTTTTTGCCGGAATGGACATGGTTTATTCCTCTGTTGGTGGGAAGTTTGCGTCAACCGATACCAGATTGATACCCAAGATATTACAGGATTGAAGCGGTACGATTACGCGTGAGTTGATCTGCAATTCAATTTCGAACGTGTACCGGTCCTCATACTGGTCTGCATCGTTCACATACGGCGCCTGTTGGATGTCGCCAGCGTACAGCGGTGCGCCGTCGAATCCGAGCCCTGCGAACAGGTCGCACGCGTACACGTCGCGGTACAGCACGTTGAGTGTTTCGGCCAGTTCCGCCGAGCCCGCACCATAGCAATCGATCTGAAACGACATTTGCTCGGGCCGGTCGACGGTGCGCGAGTTGGCGTCGTTGAACGCACGATTCGTCGACAGCGCGCGGCGCAATCCGGGCGTGAACGACACATACGCGCCGTTCGGCATCGACGCGCGGTTCACGGGGGTACGCTGGACGGACAACGTCGGTGCAATGCTCTTGATGTACGCCCGCACCGCGCGACAGATCATGTCTTCGGTGACGTTCACTTCGATTGCCGTCCGCGTTCCAGTCGCCGAGACCGTGCCGACTGCTGCCGTCGCTGTGACGCCCTGCAAGTTCGCGGTAGCGCTTCCGGTCGTACCCGATGCGGTAATCGTGCCGACAGACGCCGCAGCGCTCACCGCGATCGTAACGCTCGTTGCGCCGCCGCCCGCGTCGACGACGTCGACCTTGCCTTGACTGTACGTCGTGCCCAGGGACACCGTAGCGCCGCCACTGGCGGCCACGCTGGCGACCCCGGATGCGGCCGATACGCCGCTTATTGGGGCCGTGGCGCTGCCGCCAGCCGACGCGGCGATGGTTCCCACTGCCGACGCCGCCGAAACGCCTGTAAGGGCTGTATTCGCGCCGCCAGTGGCCGCCACGGTGCCGACCCCGGATGCAGCCGATACGCCGGCCATGGTCGTTGACGCGCCACCGGTTGCAGGTACGCTGGCGACGGTCGATCCGACAGAGACCCCCGTGACACTCACGCCTGCGCCACCGGTCGCCGCGATGGTTGCAGCACCGGTCGCCGCCTGGACGCCAGTAACACCAACTGACGCGTCGCCCGATGCGCTCACGCTGGCGACGCCGGATGTCGCCGATACGCCGGTTACGGGGGCCGTCCCGTCGCCAGAGGCGGCAGGCGACACCATGTAAAGGTGGCGTTGCTTCGGCTTGAACAGTTGCCACGGGTTGTCCGCGAGCGACTGCATTTCGGCATCAGCGAGCGTGCGCGTCCAGGCGACGATCAGCATCAGCGAGCCGTTTGACCATACCTGCGTGCCGGTTGAACGTGAGCCGACAGCGATCGGGATCAACGTGTTCGGCGTCTTCATTGCAGACGGTGCGCCCACGGTGATGCTACCGTTTTGGAAGCACGCGGTGCGCGTCGGGCTGGCCGTTGCGCCCATCGTGAAGCCGCGCGACATCTCCGCGACGGTCATTGCAACAGGCGCAATCGCCTCACCTGTTGCGGCATTCATGGCCGAGTTAAACGGGATGAAGTCGACCTTGCCGTTGACGATGCGGAACTGGAAATACCGCTCAGAACTGTTGTCCATGTCCAACGCGCTTTGCGTCACGCTGGCGGACCCACATGACGCAAAGGCAAACAGACTGTAGTTCGGCGAGTTAATTGAACCGATTGAGTTCAGGCTGTATAGCGAGGATGTGCCCGACGACTTTGCACCCGTGCCTTGACTCGTGTTCGCTTGCGACCCTGCTGCGTTGAACGGCACGTTGTTCAAAACGCTAGGGGCGCCGCCCGACAGCGAATAGGCATACCCGTACGCTTGATCCGCATGCGTTAAGCAAACGGTCATGTCCCGCGTGATCGGATTGTTCCAATCAATTAGGGCCGCTTCCCCTGGCTGCGGCTGCGTGGTTCGCACACGCTTTGCGACGAGCGCAGCCATTACGTGTACTGCGCGCCGGCAGCTTGAGCTTTAAGGGTCCAGTTTGCGGAAATCGATTGGCTGGACCTGTTCAGGATGTAGACGTTGTAGAGGGACGGGAACAGTTCTACCGGAACCATACTCGCCGTGCCGAACAACATGTTCGTATTTGCAGTCGGAGCTTTGGACGCCACGAACGACCCCACGCGGTACGGATACGCGATGAAACTAGCACCGCTCGTCAGGTCCACGTCTGGGAAGTTCGTACCATCAATCGCGGGCACGAGGTACAGGTCAGCAATGGTCGTGTTCGCCGCAATGCCGGTGATGGTTGCCCATTGCGCCGTAAGACTGAACATCGCGGCGAACATATCAGCCGTTGCAGCCGCCGCGACGCTGCGCGTGTCGAGCGTTCCGGCCAGGATCGCAGAACCGGACGTAGCCGCAGCGCCGGTACTCGTGATCGTTTGGATTGCGCCTTCTTGAAGACGGATAGAGCCTGCCATTATTGAATCTCCGTTGCGAGGACGATGTCGCGCGCGGTAGGTTCAGGGGTGCCGATAACTTCGAAGCGCGCGGCAGGTTGCACCGCGATTTGCTTCAATTCGTTAGCGTACGCCCCGTTCAGCTTACCGGTCGCCGCGAGATCGTCGATGTTTTTTTGCGTCTTTGGATGGCCCGCGTCAATGCCGGAATTTTGCTGCAAGAACGTCATCATCCATTTGACGGCGCTGATCGTACCGGAAAGCGTCTGCAGGGCGTCCAGGATCGCCGCGCCGTCTTCGCATTCCGCCATGATCGTACGCGCGGTCACGTATCGCGATTTGACCATGCTGTATTTCTGTTCCGTCAGCAGGTCGACAACGCGTTGCGGATCGCCCGGCAGGTGCGAGGCGTATCCCAGGGTGAGCGGGTCTTCGTTGATTTCGGCGGCCAGAACCGCCAGTTCGGCGGGCGTCATGGTCAGGTGATCGAAATAACGTTGGCCGGAATCGTCGCGGTGAACGTGCCGTTCGTCGACGTGATGTTGCCGCCGAAGCTGAACACGCCGCGAATCTTGCCGCTGCCGGAATCGTAAATGACCGCACCGGCCGCCGTGATCGTCGAGTTCGCCCAGGACGGCGACGCGAACGTCAGTTGCGCGGCGTCGCCGCTCATGGCTGCGCTGTATCCGGTCAGGGTCGCGCCGCCGGCGGTGTAGCCGGTGCCGCTGACCTCGTTCGTCGTCGAGTAGGTCGTCGCCGTCTTATCCAGCGTGGCGGCCGACGTGTACAGGGCGAGCTTGTACGTGCTGCCGGACGGGCACAACGCCTGCAGGGCTTCGAGCTTGGAAGCGTTCGGGAATGCTTGGGTGATTGCCATGATTGGTCCTATTGATCAAGTTGCATAGTGAGGGCGACGCAGCACCAGTCCGGCCACCGTTCCATGACGCTCGCGACGAGAAACGTTCGCCCTTCAAACTGCAGCAGATCGCCGCCTTTGCCGAGCACGCGGAACAGTCCTTCGAAATTGCCGTTCAGATGCATTTTACACGTCACGCCCTGAATATTTTGCTGCTGGAATCGCTCGATATCGCGACCGGTGATCGGCTGTTTCTGCCCGCTCGTCTGGATGGTCGGCCCGTACGCCGGAACCGCGCGCCCGGTGTCGTCTTCCGCAGCGCCCGCGCTCGGTTTGATCGTCACGGGGATGTCCGGGTTGACTGCGCCAACGACGCCCCGGACGAGTTGATGTAAGTTCACGGTTTGACCTCGTAATCAATGCTGTTGAGCATGTGCCCGGTAAAAACGCCGACCTTCGTCGACGCCGGGGACGTACTTTCGCCGGCCGCCACGCGGCGCGCAGCCTCGCCGACCGTCGCACCCGTGACGATCAAATGCGGGTCGTCGTGGCGCATCTTGCGCAGCATGAGGGTGATTGGCGACAGCGCCGGGGCGTCAAGTTCGACGATGGCGTCGCGTAGCTGGCCGCTGATGCGCTCACCCATGATCCGCAGCGCCGCGTCGACGTCAAAATCGTTTTGTTGAAGGATGACCGCCAGTTCGTCGCCCCATTTGTCCGACTTGGTCTTGACCATGTTCGTAAAGAACGGGCGGGGCGGGGCGGTCTTGGTGCCGTAGTTCAGCCACCATGCGACGGTCGCAACCGGCGTGCCCGCCTCGTCTGGATACGTCGCGCCCTCAAGGAACCCGACGCGCAGTTCATGCTTGCCTTCGATCTGTTTCGCGATCTCGGCCAGTTTGGCGCGCAGCTTGTCGCCCCCGCTCAGACCGGCCGCCACGTCAGCACCTGCGCGGGAGAACGTACCGCATGGTGCGGTATTTCGCCGTCGCCTGCCAGAACGTCGCACCGTATTGAGTTTGCAGCCAGAACGCGGCGTTCTTGGACTGCTGACCCATGTCCATTGATGCGGACACGCTGCCCTCTGACGCGCTCGACACGCGGCCGACTTGCGTTGCTGTCGAGCCCTGCCCGGCGGGGGTCAGAACGCCCGACAGCGTGCCCAGGTGCGCGACGACCATGTTCAGCAGAATAGCCCGCTCGGACAGGTCTCGTACGATGCTGCGCGCGCTGTTGTTCAGGTAGAGCGCCGCCGCTTCGTCAAAGAACGCCTGCAGCAATTGCGTGCTCACGTTGGCGAATTGGGGATACCGCGCGGCGAACGCGACGGGATCGAAGACGACGGCGCCCGCGCTCATTACGCGCCCGCCAGTTCGTTTGCTGCGGCCTTGTCAGCCGGTGCGGCCGGCGCTTTGCTCGGGCGTTGCTGCTGTTCGGCCGCCGCGAGTTGCTTGTCGACGCTGGCGTCCGGTTTCAGACCTTGCGCCGGGTTCTGCGGGTCGACGCCTTCGAAGCCGGTCGGGACGTCCGACAGTTCAGCGGCGATCGACTTCAGGTCGGAAACCTTGGACGTGTTGTACGTGAACACTGCGTTCGATTTGAACGGTGCGAACTCTTCGTACACGGCGAACAGATACGCCGCTTCGTTTTCTTCCACGTGGGTGATACCGAAGCCGCCAGCAACAAGCGCCGTGTTCACGCCGTTGAGCTTGATGTCTTGTCCGGCCGAACCCTTGAGGACGACACCGTGCGGGAGTTTGCAGCCAATCAGAACAGTTGCCATGATTATTTTCCTTGTGGGAGGGTGAAAACGCCCCGCTGCGCAAGCCGGGGCGGTCGTCGCTTACACGCCCAGGAGTTGGGCGATTGCGAACGGTTGGAGAATGATTGCGCCCCAGGTGCCGCCCGACTTCTTCTGCAGGAACGACGAGGTCTTGCGCTCGACCGCGTGCGCGCGCATCTTCTCGGTGAACGCGCAGTAGCCGGTGTCTTGGCCTTCGACCGATTCGACGATCAGTTGCACCAGTTCGCCCGAAGCGGTCGAATATTCCGGGGCGGTCTCGATCGACATGTTCGGGAAGTTCTTCTTCAGCAGGTCGAGCACGTTCACGTTGTACTGGTTGGTCGTGGTCAGCGCAACTTGACGCTTCGGCGACATGACCAGTTTGCACGAAATGTCCATCTCGATCACGCCGTTCGACTGGCTGACCAGTTGCAGGAACAGGTTTTCGATGTCCTGGTAGATTTCGTTCGCCAGATTGGCCGAGACGCTGGTCCACAGGAAGCCACCGCCAGTCTTAGCGATCGGGCTGATCGGAGCGACGAGCGACGGGTCGTTCAGGATGCCGTAGTTTTGCAGGCCGGCGACGCCGTAGAAGTACGTCTTGTTCTGGAACTTGTTCATGATCATCGCCGACGCGATGTTCAGGCGCGATGCCCAGTCGATGCGACCTTTGCCCATCTGGTCCAGTTCGCGCTCGCCCCACTGCGTGACGGTCTGATAGTGGTACGACTGGCGTTGCGGCCAGTTGGTGTTTGCGGTCACTTCGCCGTTCGTGCTGTAGTCGCCGTACGACGAGACTTCACCGGCCGATTCCACGACCGGGAAGAACGCGGTCGGGGTCGTCCAGTCGCCTTTTTGGTTCTCGCCCAGGATTTGAGCGGCCTTGTTCGGCGAGACCAGAATTTCGATCAGCTTCGGGTCGACGTAGTTCGTCAGGAATGCAGGGACGCCGCTCGACGTGGTCGTGACCAGTTGCGGCAGGGCGTCCATCGCGAGGTCTGCGTCCATCGCCAGATGCGACGGAATGAAGCCCTGCACGGCGCCCGCTTGGTGGAAGTGGATGCCGTACGTGCGCGCAGCTTGACCGATGACGGCCAGTTGTTGCGCCGGGCTCAGAGCGTTGAGTTGTTCGATGTTGAGGGGCATGGTTTAGTCTCCGAAGCCGATTTTGGCGATCTCGCCGGACGCCGCAGTCGACAGGACGCGGAACTTGGTTTCGACGTACTCGGCAGTCGTGGTCGCCTGGGCCGAGATGGTGCCCGGCGATGTCGACAGCGTGTACGTGCCAGCACCACCCGTGCCGGTGCCCAGGGCGGTAACGTAGGTGTTAGCCGGGATACCCGCGCCCGTCACCTGCTGCCCGACCTTGACCGTACCGGAAGTCACGGCGGTTACGGTCATGACGTTCGTTGCGAACGATGCCGTACCCACGAACGCGGCGACCGTTGCGCCCGGCGCTGCGGCCTGGATGCTGCCGTCGATCAGGGACGCGAAGACCTTTTGGCCACGGGTCGCGGTCGAACCCATCTTCGCCCAGAAGTCGCCACGGGTGAACAGTTCCATCGATTGCCATGGCAGCATCGACATGCCGGCTTCGGACAGGTACACCGTGTTGAGCGCCTGCTGCATGTTGGCGATGAAGCCCATGGCCGACGTGCGGTCGACGCCGTTCGCGACGAGGTACGACGAGTTGTCGACGCGTTCGCTGCCGTCCGATTGGTACGACGCGTAACCGAATCGGCCGACAATGACGCCGTTCGCGCCGCTGATCAGACCGCCAGGGCCGGTCACGTAGGTGACGGGCGGGTTGCCGCTCGCGATAGCGCCTTCGACGCCCGGTGCGGGCTGCAGATTGACTTGTTTTTGGAAGGGCATCACACACCACCTTTCATTTTCGAAGCGCCGGCAAACAGCGCGTTGAACGACGCGGCGCCCATGGCTGCATCTTGGGCAATACCCGTGCGGGTTTGGGTCGACGAGACTTCGCTGCCCGGTTTCGGCAGCATGCGGACCATGGCCTTATATGCGGACGGATGGACGTCGGTCAGGTCCACTTTCGCGGCGTCGAGCGCCACTTTGTAGACCGATTCGGCGCTGTCCATCGCCACTGCGAGGCGGCCGACGTACGGTTCGACGTCGCGTTCGGCTTGGTGGATGGCCTGCATACGGGCGACGGTCTCGGCTTGCGCCTTTGCGACGGCTGCGTTGATCGCGGCATCCATGGCGACGGGCTTGTCCTTCTTCTCGTCATCGTCTTCGTCATCGTCTTCGTCGTTGGCGTCGGTGACTTCCTTCTTCGGCGGTTCGTCGTCTTCCTCGTCCTGCGCCAGTTGCAGCAGCAGCGGGGCGACGTGGTCGAGCGTGGCGTCTTGCGCCAGCTTGTCGCCGTATTCCTTGGTGACAGCAGCCACGATGGATTGTTGAACTTTCGCGGGCTTCAGGGACTTGACACTGCCGACGATGGCGGTCAAGTCCCCGATTTGCGCGTCTTGAGCCAGCACCGGCCGGATCGCACCCATCAGGGCAGCGACGGCGACGCGGGCGTTCGTCGACAGTTTTCGTTTCATTCTCGGTTTCTCCGAAAGTTTAGAATCACCGACCACGACATCGGGGCCGGCGCGACCTACTTCAACAAGAGCAACGTGGTTGCCCCTGATATTGCGCATAATACCATCGTATGGTTTCCCTTCGTAGACGCCGGGCGTCATGTCCGGATCGTAGCTGTACGCGCACGACAATTCGCGCTGCTGGTTCGTGTTGATACCGGCGATCGCCGTTGCGGTCCAGACGACCAGCGAATTTCGCAAGAACGGGTCGTCAAACCGCGCATCAGTACCCGTGCTACCCACGACGAACTCTTGCGACGGCGCCTGCGCGGTCACGGGGATGTGGCGGTCGAGCAGCGGGATATTGTTGAACGTGTCGGCCGCCTTCTTCAGTTCCTCGGGGTCGCGCAACAGCATATAGACGCGGTCAGGGTCCAGACCCAACGCATCGCAACCGGGAATCTCCGACCCGCGATACGGGTTGACGGTCGCCTTCGAAATGTTGGACATGGCGATGTACATCCGGCCGAACTTGTCGACCGTACGCGCGCTCTTGTCCATTGCAAGGATGATCCCTGTCATTTGATCTCTTTCAGATAGTCGTGATGCCGCTTGATTTCACGGTACGCGATGAACGATGACGCGCAAGTCGCTACGGCCAGCAGGGCAACGATAATTGCCAACAGGGTGTCGACGTTCATTTTTTCTCAACCTTGAGATGTTCGGACACGATGCCGCCGAGCGCACCCAGGGCGACAGCGAACAACAGATAGCCAATGATCATGAGTGCCATTTTCTTCTCCATGTGGTTAGTCGTCGATTCCAGGGATGACGACCGATGACGTACAGCGGCAATTGATCTTCTCGCCGGGCATGATGTACTCGCCGTCGATCAGGCATCCAACGTTGACATCATATATCGTTCCGTCCGCCTCTACATGAGATTTTCGCGGGTGAACGCCGCCGCGACTGTGACGCCATTTCGCCTTGGTCAGCCCCAGCGACAAGCGCCGCGCCTTCGTGACGACAGCCGTCGCTTTGTTGTTCTGGTCCCGAGCGATCAACGCCGCACGATTCTTGGACTTCGCGCCCAGGGCGAGCAATTCTTCCCGCAACGTCTTGAGGTCGCGCCCGGCCTGCACGCTACGCATGACGGCGCCCTCGATCGCGGTGAACTGCTGCGACGGGATCGATTTGATCAACGCAACGTTCTCAACGAGCACGGAGTCGAACGCGTCTTTCATCACGGGGGTTGGCTTGAACGGTACGGAGAACCCCGCGTCTTTCAGAACCTTCGCCATGGTGCGTTCGGCCTGCGCCTGCGCCTGCGTGGCGAAAGCATCCGCGATCTTGACTGACGCCTCGTCGAACAATCGAATCCAGCGCCGCGCCAACTTGCGCATGACCTTTCGCAGTTCTTCGGACGGCGTCGCGTCCATCGCCATAGCTGGCGGGTTGGCTCGATACGCGGCGCTGATCCAGTACAAAATCGATTTGGTCATGTCGTCGACGAGGTCCGTCAGCGCCCGTTGATAGGCGACTTCGACGCCCACGTTCGGCCGCACTGGCTTGAGCGTGACGGCCTTCCCAGGTGCGCGCAATTCGGTCATTCGTCATCCCCCGGCAGCGGGTCGGCTTCCTCTTCAGCCGGCGGCGTGATCTTGACACCCATGTCCAGGCCGTTGAATCCGCTGTACTCGTCGTCGGCCAACTTCTGGCGAACCTCTTCCGGTGTCACCGCGCCGATCTCGACGAGGACCGCAGCCGCTTCGGCGTCGCTCTTGCGGTTCGCTGCGAGTTCCGATTCGGTCTGCTGCCAGAGCGACACGAAGTCGAACACGATGTCGTCGTCGACGTCGCCGAACTCGGATAGTTGGATCAACTTGACGACCTTCGTCAGATTGTCGCGAAACAGACGCTCTTGCATGTCGCGCACATGGTCGTAGAAGATTTCAATATCGCCCTCGGCGCTGGCATTCAGGCCGGACGGCGTGATGCCCAACAGGATCGGCAGCGGCATCGACGCGACGGACGCCATATGCTCTTGTGCCTGCGCCTGGAGTTGGTCGAGCGTGGACAACGGCGTGTTGAACTGGAAGAACTCTTCCGTGTCCTTGTCGAGCAACATCAGCCCTTGGTTGTCGCGCATCTCGGCGAACAACTGCGCGCGGGCCATCAGATCGTCGCCGCTGTCACCCATCAGGACGTTATTCATATTCGTCGAGACGCCCGACGTCGAATAGTTGGAGATCAGACGGTTGACGCTTTCGCGGGTCTTGAGCCAGTTGTTCACGTACGGCATTGCCAGTTGCGACATGCTCATGCCGCCGAAGTTGTACGCCGGTTTGAGGATGTCCGGCAGCGGGCGGCCGACGAACGTCAACAGCCGGGTCGAATGCACCTTCTGCCCCATCACGAACCACGACGACGGGTTAAAGTAGTCGTCACGCAGCGGGTTCGACGCGCTGTACGAGTTCGGATAGGTGAACATCGCTTCGACCAACTTGAATTTGCGCAGCTTGCCTTTCATGATCGTCGAGTCTTCGAACAGCGGGATTGCCAGCCCGTCGCCGTCTTGCTCGCCCAGGTCGACGAACAGTTGCGCGCGACCGAAGAACCCGTCGTGAATGGCCGCCTCGGTGAACAGTTCCCGCACCTTAAACCGCGTGAGCGCGTCTTCGATTTGCGAGATACGTTCGGACTTGTCGTCGTCGCCCTTTGAATGCACCTTGATCCATTTGCGGGTCATCGCCTGCGCGGTCTTCTCCGACAACATCCGGTATTCCGCAACCTGCGTCAGTTGTGCGAGCACGGGGTATCCGGGGAACGTCTGCTGACAACCGTACATCGCGTTCGCGTAGCCGTAGACGCCCTGCATCTCGTTGTCCATCGCGAGTTTGACGCCATCGGGGATCACGCCCGGCAGCATGGCCGGCGGCCCGAACTGCGGTTGCGCCGCGCCGACGTCCGACTCTTTCAGCCCTCGCGCCCAGGCGCGCATACGCTCGCCAATGTGGAATTTCATGATCAGCCCTTCAGGTATGCGTTGAGCGCGTCGGCCAGCGCCTGCAGTTGCTCGTGATCCAGGCCGATAACGCTCGGGGTCGTGAACTCGCGGTTCCGAACGCTGACGAGCACTTGACCCGGCACGAAGCGGTTCTCGCTGACGTTGATGTATGCCGGATAGTTCCGGTAGTCGGTCGTTTCGGTGTATGCGTGGATGGTCATGATCGCGCCTTGACTTTGTTGAGGAGGGTTTTATTGATCTGCATTCTACCGGGAAGGGGAACGAGGCGAGAATAGGCCCGCGACAGGGCGTCGACTTGGTCTTTGTACGTCCCGTTCGGAAACGCGCGCATCTCTTCCAGCAGCGGCCGATTCCAGTCACCGCGCAGCATCATCACGTTGCCGATGTTGACTTCCGACGCGAGCGGGATGGCACGCGTTTCCTTGTCGCCCGATTCGGGGCCGAACACGACGGGGCATCCCTTCAGCTTCTTGACGAGGTATTCCGTCTGCGCCGTGCCGCCTGCGCCTGGATCGTCAGGGATGTCCTGTTTGACCGTGCGGCCGTCCATCACCGCGACGTTGCGTATCGAGTCGTCCCGCGAGCCCGGCGCCTTCTGGAACCGCGCAATGTCCGCAATGATCGGGCGTTGCGTCGGTTGATGGATGCCCAGCAGGCCGCCCACCGTGTACGCGCCGCCGCCTTCCGTTGCTGCCAAGTCCCACCCGCGAACCCAGGTGATGCGCCCGGCCGGCAGCGTGTCGACAATCTCGATCTTGTCCGGCTTGAACATCAGGCCGTCTTTCGGCTTCGGTATCTGCTGGAAGAGTGCGCCCCAGGTGCGAGCCTCGCCCCGGAACTGCGCCCAGTGCTTCTCCGTGAACCACTCTTTCCACAGCATCTCACCTTTCGCGCGGCCGAGCGGGTCCGTTTCGCTGTCACATTCCGCCTGGAGACACAGGACGCGCCACGTATTACCGTCGCGCCCTTGGATGTCGCCCGACTCCCCGTTCCAGTCTTCCGGCAGGATGCGGCCGGCGAGGTCGTCTTCGTGCCATCTTGTCATTATGACAACTATGGACCCACCCGGTACGAGGCGCGTCAACAGATCATCGTGAAACGCATCCCACGTCTTATTGCGGATCGTCTCGGAGTCGGCCTGTTCGCGGCCCTTGACCGGATCGTCAATCATCAACATTTCGAAGCGATTGCCGGTGAACGCGCCCAGGATGCCGGTCGCCATGTATTCGCTGTCGTTCGTCAGCTTGAAATTGTTCGCGGCGGCCGACTCATTGGACAGTTCGCAATCGAACGTCTGTTTGTAGCGCTTCTGGTTGATGATCGAGCGCGTGCGGCGGCCCATCTTGAGCGCCAGGGAATCTGCGTAGCTGGCGAGGCCAATGCGCGTCTTCTTGTACTTGCCCATGAGGTACGACGGCGCGACGACCGATCCATACGTCGACTTGGCCGATCCAGGGGGCATGAAGATCATCAAGCGCCCCGTGTCCTTCAAGAAGCACTCTTCGACCTCGCGCAAAATCATTTTGTGATGCGCCGCGAGCAGCGTTTCCGGCGCGTCAATGACGACCTCGCCTTCCTCCGCCTCCTCTTCGACCGGCCGCCCAGGGACGTCGATGTACTCGGCGTAATGGATCGGGTCGACACGGGCGCGACGACGGCGCAACAGTTCGGCGGCGGCCTGACGCTGGAAGATGCTCACCCCTCACCCCTCGCCAATGCTTCCAACTGTTCGTCCGTCATGTCGGCCAGCGATTTGCCGCCGTCCTTCAGGATGTGCGTTTCTTTGTTCATGCCCAGGATGCGGGCTGCAGCTTCCCTCGCGGCGTCCTTGCTGCGCATGTTGATCTTGATGCCGTGCTTCGTGCGCTCGGCCCCTATATATAGAGCAGCGGCGGCCGGCGACAGGTCGCGCACGTCCTTCAACTTCTCGACGACCACGCCGTTGCCGAAGCACTCTGGGCAACCTGGATGTGGATCGCGGTTGGGATTGAAGCCCAGGCCGCCCAGGATGTCGGGTTCCGGTTTGTTCTCCCATCGATGGGCGGTCTGCAATCGCGTCCATTCATTCAGCGTGAACTGGTAGCGATGGCCTTCACCATGGCAGTAACGGCACGATTCGGTCACGATCTCGATGAGGTCGCGGGGGTCCGCCGTCAGCACGTTGAGGATGTCGTCTACTATGATTGAATTTGATAATTGTACTTTTTGCTTCGCCGCTTCCCTGATTTTTTCGATCTCTCGTTTGACGGCTGGCTTCTTTAGACGGCGGTACGCTTCCTGTCCCGCGAAGTCACCATGATAGAACCCAGCCCGCCGCATCGCCGCCGATGGCTTCCAATCTTTTACGTACTCACCGATGAACAGCCAATCGTTCAGTGTTGGTTCGTCATTGCTCATATCGTCACGCGTTCGTCAGTTGTGGTCCGTCAATTTTACACCAAACGCCAGAAACGCCTGTTTGTGTGTATTGTGATTGGATTTTAGTTTTGGTGTTTTCTCTAAAACCCTTGATTGTGTGTATTGTAATGTGAGAGACTTAGAAAATTAAGATGTAATCACAGTACAATACACACAAACAGCAGGAAATCCCAAAAATGCAAAATCGCACAGACGCCGCCGCTGCCGGTTTGAAGGTCTTCAACACCGGAAAGCCATGTCGACGCGGCCACAACTCCGACCGCTACGTCAGCAACGGCAGTTGCATTGCCTGCCTGATGGAAGACCAGGAAGCACGCCGGCAGGAAGTCCAGGTCGGTCGCCGCAAGTTCATCAACGCGATGGTGAACAACTTCCACGAACGAACTTTCCTCGTGCGTGACGAACATCGACCGCTTGTCCAGAAATTTTGCGAAGCGCTGCAGTACGGCGGCGACCACGTGTACGTCCAACTTCAGTCCATCGTTGAGACTTTTCATGATCAGGTGCCATCACCCAAAGCACTCAACAAGTTGGACCTCGTGCGCATCACGAAGTACGGAACGCCGGAATTCAACTTCGCGCACCTTGAGCTTTACAACGTCATCGAGCAGGACCGGGAAACCGGCACGATGTACCTGAACCACAACGGGCACAAATACCTGTTGTCCAAAGTAGAAGAAGTCCTCACCAACAAACGACTGATCGTCACGCCCATCTAAAGGAGAAATTGCAATGTTCAAACCGAATGCCACAAACAAGACTTTGCACGATGTCTACAAGGAAATCAGTCTAGCCCGCGAGAACTGGCCGGCGTTCAACAGCGCACACGAGGGGTTCGCCGTCCTGCTGGAAGAAGTCGACGAACTGAAAGCCCACGTGTGGACCAAACAGAAAAACCGCGATCTGGCAGCAATGCGCAAAGAGGCGATCCAGGTCGCGGCGATGGCTGTCCGCTTCGCCATGGAAGTCTGCGACGAGGAACGGGGCCGCAAATGAGCCAATCCTGCAAAACCTGTAAATACGCCGAGTTCCCGCGCACGCCGACCGGCCGCATCAAGCGCACCCGCCACGGTAAATGCAAGGTCGACTTCGTCCCGCCACCGCTACCGGCATGCATCATCCGGCCGTACTGGTCCCGCGTAGGCATCTGGCCTGACATGGGCGAGAACTGCCCATCGTACGAACCTGCCGAATGACCGCTTTTTGTTGTTGACCAATACGAATAAACGGCGTATAGTTCAACACATGGACGCGACGCAATGTGCGAAGCGCAAACGGGGGAACAAAAATGAACGCTTCGCAACTCTTCGCTGATATCGAAACCGGCTGCTTGGTTGAAGTCGAGTCGGCAAAGTGCCACTTCTACAGCGAAGTGCGCGGCCTGACCGTCCGCCAGTCGTTCTACGTCTACCCGGACGACACCATCGTTTGCCTGAACGCCTGCGACGGCAGCTACGAAGTACTGACCCTGACGGGCGACGACGAAGCGACGTTCCGTTTCCACAATTCGATGTACTTCCAATGAAAATCGAAAAGCTAAACTACAGCCGCCACCCCTGGCGGCTTTTAGATTCCGAAGGGCGAGAGGTGTACACACGGCAGTCGATGGATCACCCCAACTTAGGTGTCACCGCGTTCAGCAGCCCCGTGTGCGGTGAAACAAAGGCGGAATGTACAGCCAACGCACTAGCCCTGCTGGAATTCTTGATTCGCAAACCTGCCGCTTAACCCCACCTGGAGACATCAACCATGCGTATCGAACGACAGTTCAACATGACCAGCGCGAAGCAAATCGAGGTCGACGAACCGATCATCACGATCGGCGGCGGTCACGCGCTCGGCATCAAGGTCCGCTTCAAAGCATCCAACGCCGCTGACGGTATCGCAATCGGCATGACGCCCGACGAGGCGCGCAAGCTGGCGCAACGCCTGATCGACGCAGCATGGGAGACCGAAAAATGAAGTATCTCGCCATCACTCTCGCAGTCCTGCTGTCCGCCTGCAGCCCCCGCACGGGAGATGTCAACCCTGACTTCATCGACCCCGTGCTCTACGTTGACCGCGTCACCGGCTGCAACTACCTGAGCACGGGGGAAACGAAAAGCCTGACGCCGCGCATCGCCGCAGACGGCCACTCGCACATGGGGTGCAAGGATGGACGATGAAATTGCCGTCGACCTCGCCACGGTCGCCGGACTCGTAACGCTGGGACTGCTAGTTGCATGGGGTCTCGGCATCTAACCAAGGAGCACAAGAAATGATCATCACCAAACGCGCCGACGAACTCAAGCCCGGCGACATCCTCGCGGTCGAGGGCACAAATCGTCGCAACGTAATTCTGAAGGCTCGGGATATCGGCAATGGCGTCAGGGTCACGTTTGCAGGGATCAACCTGCATCACACGGAGGTCGAGTCCGCGACCCTCGTTAACGACCGCGAGTTCAACGTCGAGGCGCTTGACCTCACCCCCGCACAGGAACGCGCCGACCTGCTCGTCGAAGTGCTGCGCGACGGAGTCAAATCACAAATGGCGTACGCCCCTGCAGGCGCAAAACTGCCAACATGGGTTGGCAATGCCCGCGATCTGCTGGACGAGATCGACCCGCCCAATCCGCCCACGATTGAAGAACTGCTCACAGCGTTGAAGGATGCCGCCAAATGGGCGAATATCAATGTCGACCGACTCGACCTAGACGATAAGTCCGCATGCGACGAATCCGAAAAGAATCTCGGTGCCCTGCTCACGCGCGCACGCAAAGCGGGGATGATCAAATGAAGAAAGCAATCAAAGACCTGCAGCCCGGCGACATTCTGCCGGCAACCGCCCCAGGCGAACCCGTCCGCGTCGTGCTGATGATTGCGCCCGTTGAGGGTGTCGAGTACGTATTCCATACCGTCGCTTTAGGGTTGCGCATGGATCAACCGTGGAGTTTCGATACGCAACCCCAAGCGATCAAGGCACGTCCCGACACCCTTGTCGACGTCGAGCCCCGCGTATCTGCATACGAACTGGAAAGCCTGATCCTGATCGCCCGCAACTGGATCAAAGGCGAGCCTCCGACTATCACGGCGCGCAACGCTGCACAAGAGATCGTCAACAAGCTGTCCCCACCCAATCCGCCCACGTACGAAGAATTGCTCGACGCGGTGCGGGATTTGACAGGTTCGTCCGCCCCAGGCAGCACCGATCACCCGAAGAGTTTGTCGCGCGGCCTGGACCTGATCAACCGTGCGCGCAACGCCGGGGTGCTGAAATGAAAGCCCGCTGCCCGCTCGGCCCGAAACACACGTACACGTGGCAACGCGATGTCACGGACGTATCGATAAAGACGACCCCTCGCGGCCGCACGCAGACCTTGAGCCGTCGCGGAATCTACACTTGCGAATGTGGCGCAATGCGAGTCGGTCAACCTCGGAGCGGACTATGAAGACCCCAACCCCGCAGCAGATCGCCCGCACGCGCAACAACGCCGGACTGACGCAAACCCAGGCGGCCGAAATGGTCCATCGCAACCTGCGCACGTGGCAGAAATGGGAGAACGACGAAAGCCAGATAGACCCCGCGTGCTGGGAACTGTTCACCATCAAACTCAAGGAGAAACGTCAATGAACAAGTCTCGCAATCAACGCGAAGGCTATTACGCCGGTTGGCGTCGCCTTCTGGCTCTAAGCGGTCATTGCCGCACAGGCTTGCCGACCGAGAGCAACGATTACTTTCCAGCGCTCGACCCTCTGCCCAGGAAGAAGGGGAAGTTGCGGCGAGAGTTCGCGGTCAACGTGGCGTTCCGTCGCGTACGTTATGGGGGTGCTGTTAAATGAGCATCAAGGATCAATCCGACAAGGAGCTCGCCGACGCCGGCCGTATGCTGATGGCGCAGATCAACCCCATTGCCGCGGAACTGGAGCGGCGCGGCGTAGAGGTCTGCCTGCGAGGCTATTACCCGACCCGGCACGGTGGGGGAACCGAATACCGCTTCGAAGCCGAGCGCATCACCAAGGAGACGATATGACCCGCCGTATCGTCACGATGTATATCGTCCTGGTCGTCGCGGTTCTGCTGGCCCAGGCTTTCGGATGGCTGGACGACATGACACCGCCTGTCGAGATTGGGAGGTCCGTATGAGCGTCGAACGCTGCAGCTATCCGTAACCATCTGCAAAAGATCGTTGACCAATACGAATAAACGGCGTATAGTTCTCTACATGGACGCGACGCACGGTGCGAAGCGCAAACGGGAGAAATCAAAATGTTCAACGTCAATCAGATCGTCAAGGGTAAGCGCGCCGGAACCTTCGTCATCCTCGGGTTCCGCACCGTTGGCGGTGAGCGGGGCGCCCAGGTCAAAGCGGTCAACCCGAACAACCACGCCGAGACCGCTCCGGGAGAAATGTTCCTCCCCCTCGACTCCCTGGTCGCGCTGTAATGGCAACGGCGCGCAAAGCGCCGCCGGGCTTCATCTGGCGGCCTTCTACCCTCCCCCATCTGCGCCGCGTGATGCTTTTGGAGCGCAGCCACGACATGATGATCATCGGCAGTGTTGGTCCGGCATCTGGCGGCAAGTGGGTTGACCGCGATACGGGGGAATCGTTCGCCACGCGGGGCGAAGCGATGTCCAACGTTGAGAAATACATAAAATGACCACGCCACTCGCCCGCGCGCTGCTCGACTGGTATCGCACGAACGTGTGCGACGACAACGCCCGCAGCGCGTGGCATACGATCCACCGTAACGGCCCGCTAGCCTTGACCGCGTGCCAAACAGACAGCGACTACGCGACGGTTGCCGGCGCAATGGAAATAGCGTCCATCCTCGTGCAACAACTCGGCACTCTGCCGCCCGGCGACGTTACATTCAACGGCCCGCAAATCACCGTATGGGGCGGCGGACGGGCCATATTCACAAAGGAGATTCAAATATGATGAACGACAAAGACGAAGAACGCGCAATGGAGCGCGAAGCCGGCCGCGCGACAGTACGGACGTATTGGGTTCCGCCAGTCCTTACTTACCCTCAACCCGCCGATCTGAAAATGACCGACCTCGGACTATCTTACGGAACGTACTCGACATTCCGTTCCAAGGGCTGGACAAATGAGCAAATGGTTGCTCGTGGGTACGCGGAGCGCGCCAGCGTAGCGCCGTCCGTGTACCCCGCAGCCGACAAGGTCGAAGCGTTCCGCACCGTGATCGAACGTTGGTGCGCAGAAGCGCGCCGCATGGGCTTCGTCATCACGATCGAGCAAGCCCCGTGCGAACCGCTCGCCATGGGGAATCACCGCGATGTCGTAACCGTGCGCGAAGTCCGCAAATGATGATCGCGCTTGTCGTGGTACTCATCGTATGGTACACGGTCCAGCGCTGGACGCCGCCTAGCTCGTGCGACGATCACAACTGCAACCAAGGAAGACATTGCCATGAATCTGAACCAAGAGCGTCGGGAAAAGAAGGCGCGTAACCGCGAGTTCACGCTCAATATGTTGCGCAAGATGGGGTATGACTTCGCCTTGCACCCAGGCGGCAGCGCCAATTTCAAACACGGTAAGCGGGAAGTCTACATCCACCCCAGCACGGGTGCTTGGGGCGTCCGCCTGGGCAACGTCGTCGAGCGTGGGCGCGGCATCCAACACCTCATCAACTACCTGGCTACCGGCGTCAACAATACGTATGAACGCTAAGGACTCGCGCAGCGTGTACCGTATGCGTCAGATTCTCGACTTCCTGTTAGACGAGGATTTGACGCGCCCGCAACTGGCCGAAAAGATGCACGTCAGCCGGCAACAGTCCCTGCGCGCCTACCTGGATAATCTCAAATGGACGCGCAAGCTGCATGTGCGTGGATGGACGGAACCTTCGGCGAATGGTGTGCGTTGGGCGATATATCGATGGGGCTTCGGCAAGAATGCCCCGCGCCCACCTGTCAAAACTCATGCGCAGGTAATGCGCGAATATTGGAGGCGTAAGAAATGAATCCGGGCGATTCTCGCAGCAGACGGCGCATTGAGCAGATCATGTCAGCCCTTAAAGAAAAAGACATGGCACAGTGGGAACTGGCCGACCGTCTCGTCATCGGCCATCATGCGAGCGTTGCAGATTACGTAAATCACTTCCTGGAGCGCGAGCTTGCCCACGTGGTCGGATGGTCGCGTCGCAGCAATAACGGGCCGTTCGTCCCAGTGCTGCGCCTGGGGAAGGGCAAGAGCGTCCCGAAGCCTGCAGCAAAGACACGGTCGCAGATCAGGCGGGACGCGTACCAGAAGATGAAGCAAGACCCGGAAAAGTACGAGCGACATCTAAAGGGCCAACGCGCACTGCGCAGGGTTCCACCAAAGCCAGACGAACTATTGAGTTGGATGTTCAGGAAATAAAAAACCCCGCTTCGGCGGGGATTCTTTTTAGAGCGGCGTCACGGTAGCGGGTCGGACCTTGAACGGTTGTGCGCCCTTCTCGTGCGGCTGGATGATATACCACAGGCCGCGATTGGTTTCCTCTCCCACGAACTTGCCCTCGCGGTTCGGACCCTTCGGCATACGAACCGTTACTTTTGCACCTTTACGCATGATGACCTCCTTTAGAAATTGGAACCGTTAGGGTACCGTTTATCCGCAAGGTACACAAGACCCTTTTGCGATATGGTCCCGTCTTTGTTCACCCAGCCGCGCGAACGCAACGTCTCGCGTAGCGGTGCTGGACACGGTGTTCCCTTCTTGAGTTCGGTCAACGCGGACAGCATCGCCGGGGTGCAATACTTACCGGACATCGGGCAACCTCGCATTGCCCGCTCCGGGCGCCCGGTATTTGCTGAACTCGTAAGGGCAGCGGCGACCGTGTTCCAACCATTTGCCCCATCTACCGTTCCACTTGTGACGGATGAACCACACGCCGTCTTCACGCTGCGCGAACTGTGTGCGCTTGCCGTCCCCGACCGTATAAATGGTGCTCATACATAGACCCGATTAAATATAATTCCCCCCGCCTCGTGAATGGCGAACGACATACGAATCCCTTTCCGCTTCAACGCGAGGTTGCGAACCTTCCAGTCGACGGCGAGGTTCGTCCAGTTAGACGTTTGGTCGTCGGCCGCGAAGAATGCGAAAGCATATGCCTTCGATGCCAATTTGATCTTCCGTTTGATTCTTCGTTTTTTGCTGCTCATTGTGCGAACCTCCGTGCTGTTTGTTCGGTCTGCGCTTCCTGCTGCAACTGCTGGTACAACGCCGCAACCTCGTGCGGGTCTTTCATTTCGGCGGCCGCACTATCGCGCTTAACGTAGAGGATAGCCATGGTGTTGTCCGGCTGGACGTACACGGTCGTGCGACCTTCCGGCAACGCTCTGTGCGGTTCGTACCCCAGGCGCAGCATTTTCTCTTTGATCTTGAGCGGGTTCGTCATCTTCGCGAACTGTGGGTTCTGCGCCATGCGCGCCTTCAGCATATGGTGCGACACGAAGTCGCCAGCAAAGCCGGGCTCGCGTAGGACGATCCATTCCGCAATCTCGTGTTCCAGGGCGTCGCGGCCGTCGATGACAGCTTCGCGCGTCACGCTCGTCTCGGGCGCTTCTTGGCACTCGCCGGCAGGGTTGTATCGAGGGTCGATCGGCATCGTCGCCAGCATGTGTGCCACGTGGGCGTATCCGCCGCTTTCCAACCACGGGTAAAGGAAGCCACCGAAATACTCTTTGGTCAGGCCATCGCGTTGACGGTCCCACTTCGATTGCTGCGCGCAATAAAGGGTACAGATACGACGCGTGTCGTCTTGTTTCTTCATCGCGTCCTTGTGGTTGTCCGTGAACATGAAGTTGCCGCAGATTCGCTTTTGCAGCGAATCGATACCCTTTAGCGTGATCGCCTGATCGCGTTCGGTGATCAGGCTCTTGAGTGCTTCCATCATATCGGTACGGTCTTTTGCACTGTAGATGTCGTCCGCAACGTAAAGAAGGTTCCGTTCAAGCCACGCATTAAAACCGTTTTCGATCATTCCGGTTTTCACCGCGAAGATGTATTTGTGACCCAGAGCATATTTAAGGCATTCGACAAGGGTCGACTTGCCGTTACCCTGCGTGCCCTGGACGAAAGGCGCCCAGCGGAATTTTACGCCGGGGTACTGCACGACGGCCGCCATATACGACAGCAGGATCAACGCATCATCACCGTTCGGCAACAGCTTGTGTAGCAAGTCCATGAACGGCTTGACGTCGCCCGGCCTGCGCTCGACGACGGGCGCCTTGTAGATGTTGACCCAGCGTCGCCCGGCGCGCTCGACCACGTATTGGAAGTCCAGGCGCGGATTAAATTCAGTCCCTTCTACACGGGGGAACATGATTAACTGGTTGCCGAGAAACGCTTCCCATGCCGATTTGGTCGTCTTCTGCCCCTCATTGTCGAGGATGAAGGTGTAGCCGGCGTACTTCGCGTTGAATCGCGATTGGTCGACCATGTCCCCGTTTGGAAGCAACACCTCATTGTTGTCCTGGACGTACACGCAGTCCTTGAAGATGGCGGCGAGGTTTTCCCGGCCGACGAACGTCCCGTGCGTGATCGCCACGGGTTCCAGCTTGCCACCACTCGTCGGCGCGGGGGGCAAAACCGATTTAGCCTTATAGACAGCGTTGCAGAAAGCAACACCCTTGAGCACCGTGTCTCGGAAATAGGTCTTGTGGACAGCGGGCGACCATTTGTCGCGCTTCAGACCGCTCATGTGCATCAAGCGCGCGATGCGCTCGCAGTCCTTGCCTGTCCAGTACGCGAGTTCCTTTGCTAGCGCAAGGTCGGCTTCAGTCTGTCCGAACGGCTTCCCGGCCGACAGCGGCGGGTAGCAGCGCGCCAGAACCGAAACGTTAGCGTTCCACAGGTCGGCGAAGTTCGCCATCATCGGGCCGCCAGCAAACACGCTCTCCGCGTCTTTTTTGCGTTGACTGGCCATCGCCATGCGCAACAAGTCTTCGTCCGACAACGGCGTGTGCTCGGGCACAGGGGCGTCAGTCCATTCGCCGCATTCGACCTCTTCCACGTACGGGAAGTAATCGGCGATGAACTGCGGCAGTTGTGCGGTGAGGTCGTACATCTGGCCGGATGCGGCGGTTCCCAGGGCGATGAATCGACCCTCGGTGTACATCTCAATATTGAGATGCTGATTGCGCTTACCGTGTGGGGGCGCCTTCCCCTGATACGTGAACCAACCGTGAAGACCTCGCCCCGATAGCGATAGTTCGACGGCGGCCGGCATGCGGCGCATTATCTCTTGTGCTTGATCATTCCACGTTCCCGCGAGCGTGGCGCATTCGTCCAGGTCGTACACGCCGAACGGGTCATTCTCCGTAACGACAAAGCCGACAGTCCATGCGACGGTGTCGCCGCCGATAGGGCCGATTGCGGCGAGTGCTGCGGCCGTCTGCCAGTCAAGCCATGCATCTGGGCGGTGTGCGCTGACCATACCCCATTTGCCGACTTGGACTACGGTTCCGTCGCCCTTCGTGTGCGTCGTAGGATGGTCGTGTGGCCACGCTGGATATTTGGCGAGCTTCCCAGGGACAGTTTTGCCAAGATGATCTGTAGCCGGTTTGAGACGGACTAGGATGAACTGGCGATACTGTCCGAGAGGTGCGAGAGCCCCCGGAAGGATATACATGCGTCACCCCGCCGCGAGCGTGGCGAGGGCTTTGCGCTGCAGGTCGGCGGAAGCCTTGCACGCCACAGGGTCGCGCGTGGCGATCCCCTCGGCGATGATGGGCAGGATTTCTTGTTTGACGGCCGCGCGCATAACGGCGCGGCGCATCTGCGCCATGGTCCCGTAATGGGACACGACCAGGGCGTTACTGCACTGGGCTTGCTCCGCAATGTGGACGAGGCGCAAGCGCGCAAAGCCGTGCTTCTTGGCTGCGGCAACAGCCGCGTCGAGGATTGCCGCCTTGCGGTCGGTCGGGGTCATTCGTGCCATTTGGGTATTTCCTGTAGTAACTGTTCTGTTAGTCTAGCACGCTCATTGCGGTTTGGATGAAGATGCGCGCTTGCTCGACGTTGATCGCGTTGCCGTAGGCGCGCAGGCGTCCCATTCTGGCGGGAGCCCTATTAACCAACGGGAATGTGCCGGGTTCAACCGGCCGCCACTTTCCATCCCGGCACGCGAGCCAGTCAGCAGCACGCCAGAAACCGTTAGTCGGGCCGGCTGGTGCGCTGGCAGGTGCTCGCGCTGGCCCACCGAATTGATCACCACCGTGGTTAGCGATTCCTGCGTTCCCTTCTTGCCCGTGTCCCTGCGCTGGTAGCCCAGCCGCGCTTCGTGTGCCATCGGCGTCGGCCAGCCAGTACAGGCGGTCCCGGATGTGCGGGGCGCCGATGCTCGCAGACGGGAACGGGATACACCCGAAGGCGTAACCCAAGGCTTCCACGTCAGCGTGTACAAGGTCGACCCAAGGTTCCGCAAATTTGCTTGCAACCTGCTCACCAAAGATTGATTCAGGTCTGCGCTTTTGCTCGCGCAAGATGTGGAAGAAATGGGGCCATAGGTGCCGCTCGTCAGCAAACCCGCCGCCTTCACCTGCCGCGCTGTAAGGCTGGCACGGGCATGAAGCCGTCCATACGCGTCGATGATCTGGCCATCCGGCAGCGCGAAGAGCATAAGACCATCCTCCGAGTCCTGCGAAGAAATGGCATTGGGTAAAGCCGTCAAGGTCATCGGGGCGGACATCTTCGATACTCCTTTCGTCTACGATGCCGGGCGCGATCAGGCCGGCGTTAATGAGGTTGCGTATCCAAGCTGCGGCGTACGGGTCGAACTCGTTGTAATACGCGATCACGCCCGACCCCGCGCCCAGGCGATCAGCGACGCATGCTCCGGGCACAGCGTTTCAGCCAGCACGTGACCGCCGCTTTCGCGCTCGGCCTGCAGCGCCGCGACCGGACCCAGCACGGATGGTGCGGCCGCAACTTCTGCCCCGCTACGATCGGCGTTGAGTACCGCAAGGAACCAGTGCGCGGCAGCGCGGAAGGTCGGCTTTTGGCTGCTGGCGGCCATTTCCTGCAACCACACGTGATGCCCGTACGAGCGCGCGCCGGGACTTCCGTCTTCCGGCAAGGGGCGCTTTGCGAGAACATCGGACAACAGGTGCGCGGCCACGCTGACGCCGTTGTTCTTGTGACCCTTCTGTTCTTCGATGAACGCTTCAACCGCAGCCTTGTCCGCAGCCTTGTCGCGCGGGATGGCGAGCGTCTTTCCGTCGACGAGGTCGAGAACTCGGCGTATTGCGGCTTTTGTTCCAGCGTCGAATGCGGGCGACTCCAACATGGCCGACAGGTGCAATGAACATTCGGATTTCTTCTTCTTCGACTCGTCGATGTAGCTGTCTCCGAGCTTGTCGATAACCTTCTGCGTAATGGGTTTGCCAACCTTGACGCCGGGTTGCGCGGCGGCCTGTTTGATAGTCTTGACGGCTTCCGTCGAACCCACCTTCTTGACCAGCTTGAGTGCCGTCGATGACGTGATGACGCCTTCGTTGATGGCGGTCTTCAGTTCGACGGGCTGTTCGGTCAGGCGGATAGCGTCCTTGACGTGCTGCGCGCTCATACCGCGTTGCTCGGCGATCTCTTCGTACGACATGCCAAAGAGGTTCACCAACTTGACGTACTGTTCGCCCACCTGGAGCGGAGTGTAACCCTTTCCCGACTGCGTTCCGAGCATGTAGAAGATTGCGGCCTTCTCGTCACCTTTGAACTCTTTCGCCTTGACGCGAAGGATCGGTTCACCCTCGGCAATGAGTTGCATGTCGGCAGCGTGACGGTGATGGCCGTCACGCAGGTAAATCTCACCGTCGATCATCTGCACGGTGTACTCCCCCGTGTCGACGCCGGACTTTTTCAGGCGCTTTAGGTACGCCACATGATCGGGGTCGATCGGGCGGGCGTTGAATCCGTCCTGGACCTTGACGGCGCGAGGATCGATCAGGAACGTCGGCGTAGATTTGCTGACGGCGTCGTTCGCTTTATCCTCGGCAGCAGCTTTGATGGATGGGTACATTTTAATAAAACTCCACGTCTGAATAAGTTGTCGATTCGGTCAAACCGTTGTCGATAAGGGTGAGTGTTTTTTCTGCGTTTTCCAGTTGATGCCTGATGATTTGTATTTGCCTACGCTTCCGATGCTTCAGTTGGTCGAGCGCTTCGCCTTTGGTCGTCGATGCGAATTGTTTTACAGCGCGCAAATTTACAAATCGTTCGAAGCCGTAATCGCTTACCCATGCACCGCATGCGGTGTACTTTAGGATTGGGTATTCCCGGAAATGGATTCGAGTGCCACCCGAATGCGTGAATGATTCGGCGCGGATCAGCTTTACGCGGTCTAGGGGGATTCTCCAATACTCGACAATGGATTTGCGAGTCATGATCACGCCTCCAAATAGGTGATGGTCAGACCCAAGTTGCGGGCAATATGGTGTTCCAGCTTCGCGCCGCGCGACTTCTGCCAGCCGGGCAGCATGACCATGCCGTCGCACGTCATCAGGGCGTTGATGTCCTTCTTCATGCAGCGGACCCAATGCGCGTGATACTCATCGGCGGTTAGTTTGGCAGTCAATGCGATTTCAGCGTTCCCGCCGTTCATCTCGGCAGGATTGATCACGAACGCGCCTCGCCTGCGGTACTCGGCCGCCGCAGAGTTGAACGCCGGGAAGTTCAGGTCTTCGTGCCCGGTCATCGGACCCGCAATGTACAGGCGCTGTACGCGCTCTTTAAGGTCGTAATCGCGGCACGACGTAAGCTTGGTGCGACCGTCAGGATCAACGCTGGCACGGAACGGAACACCTTCGGTCTCTGCAAATACGAGGTAGAAACGATTTTCCGATTTGCTGTACCGACTGATCGTCACGAGGTCGCCGCTATACATGCGCCATGTCTGACCCACTTCCAGACCGAGTGGTCCGACCGTATGTGGTATTTCCGTTTCAACCGCCATGAAATTGATTTTTGCCACTTCCATTAAATTTCCCCTGTCGTAAATTTGAAGTCGCCGCCCTTGGACAGCACTATTTGACCGAACTTCGCTTGCGCAACCTCGCGTACGGTTCCGGTGTACTTCCAGCCATATTCCTTGACCTCGCGCGCCCAAAACTGCCCGATGATCGTCCCCACGTGTTCCGGTTTGATCAACACGGGATTGATGCCGATAAGGTCCGACGACTTGACGCTTTCGTTCAACTGCTCCGTGTCGTTGCACAGGCCGTAACGGACCACGCGGCCGGTGTCGTCCCGGAGCGCGCCGACGTTGTTTCGCCACGGGAGAATGCCAGCTTTGGCGGCGTCGAGTCTAACCTTGGATTGGATCGCGCTTTCGGACCATCCTTCCAACTCGACAAACATAGTGGGCTCGAACCCCATGCCGAGACGACACATCAGGTCTACTGCCGCGTGTTGAGGGACACCCCAGTCGGTCGCCCATTGGTGGACGATGCTATGCATGCTGTTCTACCTTGCACGCTGGGCATGAGCACCGACCGACACCCATCCAGGCGGTACAGTCGATCCCGCGACGCATACCGGTCTTCGGTGTAGCGGGTGCGGGGTCTTCCGGGAGGGTCTTGCGGACCTGCTCGATTGTCGCTTCAAGAACCGCTACGCGTTGCGTAAGGTTGCGGTTTTCGACACTCAGAGGTACTTGGTTGTCGAAGTAGTCCGAAATGGTCGCCAGCAAATCGGCATACGTTGAAGGTGCGGGGAATTGGCTGGACAGCTTGAGCAACGCTGTCCTTGCCTCAATCAGAGTTGTTGACATTTTTTAATATCCCACAGGAAAAGACGGTCCCTGTAGGATATGTCTTACTAACTAGACTGTCAACAACTTTTCCTCTTTGTTCTCATCAGCCAACACCAGCAGTTGACGGGCGAGTTCCAACACTTCGGCGCGCGTCGTTTCCTTCGGAATGACGACCGAAATATGGTCCGTTGCGAGCACGCGGGAACCTTCGTCGATATGGTCCGACGCTCGGCGGAACTGCTGCATGATACGGTCCTGCCCCGTGTGGTTGTTGGCGGCCGGACCCGACAGCAGATCGTGAGCGGGCGCGACGGCGAACTTCTTGTCCTGTACGCGATGCGGTGCGGCGTATCGTAGAACGTCCTGAATCGTGTAAAGTTGGTACGGTTCCAGACCTTCGCAAATCGCCTGGATGATGTCCATTTCTTCCAGGCGACCGATCCACTTTGCAACGGGAACCTTTTCGTACAAGGACGCCGTTGCGTTGATTCGGCGGTTCACCGTCTTGTAGTCCGGGTCGGCAAACTTCTGGCACTGCCAGCCGGCTAAAGAGTACGCCTGGGCGAGCATCTTTCGGGCGTCCTTGTTCGTGCCTTTGTACAGGTGGAACACCGCCAGCCCCACAGCTAGTTCCAGTTGAATGGCGGCCTTGTGATTGATCGCAGCGGCGGTCAGTGCGGACGTGCATGTATCAAGCGTGAGATGCATTTTAGGCTCCGTGGGTGAGTAATTGGAGCCATTTTGCATGCTACTAACTGAATTGTCAACAGCGAATGTCAATGGGGCACAATCCCGTGCTTATCGAGTTTCGCTTGCAACTTCATACGCAGAGCGTCGGCGTCTGCTGCGCCCAGGGTTTGCGCGGTTAGCATGTCCATGCCGTAAGTGAGGAAAAACAGCCTGTAGATTTCGCTGTCGGTGCGACCCTTCAAATTCTTTTGCCATCCAGCCCACAACGCCAGCGTGTCACGCAACGGTCCTTGCGCGGCTGCGCGGGCGAAATGATTTTTGCGAATAGATGCCACGACGACAGGGCTCGCATTCATCGGAGTCGGGACGAAACTTGTATTAACCGCTGCTGCGGCTTCTCCGCGCATCTTGCGCAAGACTTCCTGCGTCAGTTCGACGAGGTCGCCATCAACGAATTCGGGTGCGTTGCGCTGAGGCGGCGTCGGCGCGTGACCGCATGCCGGGCACGCCGCGTAGATGCGTTCGTAGGGAACCGTACATTCAACGCATACGCGCTGCGGAATGATGTTTTCGTCGGGTTCGCGCTTGGACTTCGGCACGGGGCGCCCTAGCGTGAATTCGCGAGGTTGATCCGGTGGACCGTGGCGCAGGAAGTTACCAACGTGGTCAATGATGATCGCCCAATCTTTCCCAGGCATCAGGCGTAACGCGCGGCCGGCCTGCTGTTTGAACAGGTTGAACGAGTTCGTCGCGCGGGCCATGCTGACGACTTCAATTGCGGGGAGGTCGAAGCCTTCGCCGAACAGGTCGACGTTCACCAGTTGCAGAATCTCGCGGTTGCGAAATCGTTTGAGGATGTTGCGGCGGACGGCGCTGTTCGTCTTGCCGGTTACGATCTCGGCGGGCACGCCGGCTGCGCGGTATCCTGCGGCGATCTCTTCGGCCGCTTCGATGTCGACGGCGAACGTGATGCCAAGCTTGCCTTTCGCCAGCTTGAGATAGTGCTTAACCACGTCCCCTGTGATGTGCGACGCCTTCGTCGCTTTGGCCAACTTCTTCGGGCTGAAGTCGCCGTCAGCGCCTAGCGGTATGTCCTTCAAGTTCAGGTCGGACGGCGGCGCAAACACGCGGTAATCCGTCAGGAACCCCATGTTGATGATGTCGCGCATGGTCGGCGCGATGACGATCGAATGGAACACGCCGTCATTCTGATCGCCCAGGCCGTAGCCGTCCGCACGTTCGGTCTCGGCCGTCACACCCAGGCCGCGAGCGTTCGGGAACAACTGGACCGCCTTGCCCCACTTGTTGTGCTTCAGGATATGGTGCGCTTCGTCGATGACCCACAATTTGACGCTCATGCGCCACGCGTGGAACTGCGGGTCGTCGCGCAGAATCAACGTATCGACGCTGGCGACTGCGACGCGGCTGTTCGGGTCAATGTAGCTCAGACCCAGTTCGTCGATGTGGGACGCGACGCATTCTCGTGCCAGGGCGTCAGAACCAATAACGCGATGTCTGATACCATTGCGCGCCAACGCCATCGACATTTGCGCGACGAGTTCGTGACGGTGAGCAATGGCGCACACGGGGCCGGGTTCTTCCGCGATGATCGACGAGAACAAGACCGTCTTGCCGGAACCCGTGGCCGACACTGCGAGCACGAAACGGTATCCCTTCAACCAGTCGTTGACGATGTCGCCCCTCAGTTGTTGCTGATACGGTCGCAGTTCAACGGTCATCGATTTAATGTTCATCTCAGGAAAAATTCTTGTTGACAGTCCGGTTAGTATGCCGCTATTGTTCAATCTCCGCAACCCAAAACGAAGGATAAATGATGTACTCCAAACAAATTCGTACCGTATTCCGCGTTCTCGCAAACGCGTTCGCCACGCTGGCCGAAATGACCGAAGAAGGCGCCGACCGTCTGGAAATGACGGCCCGCGAATACCTGGACAAGATCGGCGACGACGCGCCGGACGTCGGCAAGGAAACGCCCATCGTGACGACCAACACCGCCGCCCAGGTGTTCGGCGAAGCGACGCAATTCACCGCGCCGAAAGAAGACATGGTCGTCGTCACGGTGCAGACTTCGGGCGGCAATGTCGCACAATCGGCCCCGTTGCCGGTATCCCAGGTGACCAACGTTCCGGTCGTCGTCGCTCCGGTCTACACGATGACCACCAAAGCTGACGGCTTCACCCGCGAGCAGTACCACGTCCAGGGCTGGACCGACGACAACCTGATCGAAGACGGCCGTATGACCGTCGAACATCCGGTACTGGACAATTCCCCAAACGTCCCGTCGGCCGGTGCGTCTGGTTCGTCCCCGGCCATTTCCGCCCCACCAACCGCATCTACTCTGCCTGCAGCGCAAGCCGCGCCTGCAAGTACGGATGTGCCGGCGCAAACTGGCGGTGCGACGCCCCCGGCCACGGATAAAACCGGCCTGCCGTGGGACGCCCGCATTCACTCGGGTTCCCGCAGCGTGAACGCGGACGGCTCGTGGAAGAAGAAAAAGGGCGTCGGCGAAGTCTACATGAATCAGGTCGTCGCCGAACTGCGTCAGCAGCAACCCACCGCCGCGCAGACCTTCCAGCCGTTGACCGCCCAGGCAGCACCGGCAGCACCGGCAGCACCGGCAGCACCGGCAGCACCGGCAGCACCGGCAGCACCGGCAGCACCGGCAGCCGCGCCGACCAACTTCGCAGAACTGTGCAAGTGGGTCACGGCGCAAGGTAAGACGATGGCCGACATGCTCGTGTTCGCGAAGGAATTCGGCATCGAAGCTGCTGGACAACTCGCGCAGCCGGCTAACGCGGGCCTGATCCCCCTCGTGTACGAAAAGATGATCGCGGCCTAAACCATGTCCACGCACGCCAAATACGCGCCATCGTCTGCCGCCCGCATCGTCGCGTGCTGGGGGTCGGCGAACGTTGAAGCGCGCTATCCGGACGAAGATACGATCGAGAAGCAACAGGGCGACGCGGTGCATTGGGTCTGTTCCGAAAAACTGAGCGGGATTCACCCCCAGGTTGGCGACGTCGCGCCGAACGGTGTTGTTCTCAATGTTGAGATGATCGAAGCGGCAGACATGTACGCGGATCACATCATCAAGCGGGATTTCGCCGCGTGGACGGCTGGTGCGGTCTATCGAGTTGAACATACGTTTACCGAAGGTCCAATCCACGCGGATAACTACGGGACGCCCGACTACACGATGTACGACCATTGGTCGCACCATATATTCGTCGACGATGAAAAGTTCGGACACGGCTTCGTGGGCGAGATTCTCAACTACCAGTTGATCAACTACGTGGCGTTGGCGGCGTTTGCGTTCGGGGTGTACAACGACGACTCGTTGAAAGTTACGATGACCATTCATCAACCGCGCAATTACCATCGGCGCGGCCCGATACGGTCATGGACGACGACGCTCGGTGAGTTGCGTCATCCGATCTCGGAACTGTCGCTCGCGTACCGTATGGCGGACGACCCCGACGCCCCGGTAATGGCGCGTGACCTGGATGCGTGCAAGGATTGTAAGGGTCGTCACGAATGCGAAGCGGTATTGATGCTGGAAGGTCCGGCGATCGATCTGGCGTACAGTTCCGCCCCGCTCGTGATGTCACCGGCCGCGCTGCGAAAGGAACGCCGCCGATTGATCGATGCGGAAAAGGTGATCAAGTTGCGCAGGGAAGGCATCGAACAAAGTTTGATGTCGACCATTCAGCGTGGCGGCATCGTGCCGTATTTCAGCATTCAGCACAAGAAGGGCCGTACCGTCTGGAAAGACGACGCGGTGAAAGATATGCAGGACATCGCCAGCGCGTACAGTGTGCCGATCTCGACTCCGAAACTGTCGCTCACGCCGCTGCAGGCGATCAAAGCCGGGATACCGGAAGAAGTAGTAAGCATGTACAGTCACGCCCCAGGCGGCGCGGCTGAACTCGTAGAAGACGACGGCACCGCCGCCGAACAAATTTTTAACAAGGACTGAATCATGGCAAACAAAGCATCCCGCGACTTCCTCACCCCCGTTCTGCGTCTCGTCCAGGGCTCGCCGCTGGAACCGCAAACGAAAGACTTGACGACGGGCCTGCCGCTCACGATCAAGACCGGCCCGAACGCCGGGCAGGAAACGCAGAAATATTTCATCGCCGTCGCAGGTAAGAAGGGCGACCCGGAAGTCGAGGCTTTCAAGCGCCTGTATGAAGAGGTCGCCCGCGAGGCGTTCCCGCAGTTCTTCCCGAACGGCGGCGCATGCACGAATCCCAGTTTCTCGTGGAAGATCGTCGACGGCGACGGCTTCGACCAGAACGGGGCGCCGAATAACACGAAGGAAGGATTTGCGGGTCATTGGGTGTTCCGCTTCGCGTCCAGCTATGCGCCGCGCTGCTGGATTCGCGGGAAATACAACGAGGCTACCGACCGTATTCAAGACCCGAAGGTCTTCCCGCGCGGCCACTTCGTTCGCGTGTCGGGCACGATCACCGACAACATTCCGAGCAACAAGCCCGGCCTGTACGCCAATCTCGGCATGGTCGAATGGAATCACGTGGGCGACATCATCACGAGCGGCCCGGACGCTGCGTCCGTGTTCGGCGGCGGCGCACCGGCCCCGGCAGGCGCAGCACCCGCACCGACCCCGCACGCTGCCGGCCCCATCTACACGATGACGGCCGCCGCGCAGGGCTTCACCCGCGAGCAGTACCACGCCCAGGGCTGGACCGACGACGCGCTCGTACAGGCTGGCATGATGACCGTGACGCAACCTGCGCCCGCTCCTGCGCCCGCTCCTGCGCCCGCTCCTGCGCCCGCTCCTGCGCCCGCTCCTGCGCCCGCTCCTGCGCCTCAGGCGGTCGCGCCGCATCCGGGCATCCTCGCGCCCGCACCGGCCCCTTTGGCCCCCTCTGGTTCTGCGCCAGCGCCTGCAGCCCCTGCCCCGATTGCTGCTGCCGCGCCCGGTTTCAAGATGACTAACCCGGCAGGCCCGACGTACGCCGCGTACATCCAGCAGGGCTGGACCGATGCGACGCTGATCCAAAACGGCCACATGGTTCCGGTATGAACGTCATGACGCAGATCGAAACTGTCGTTCGCAAACTGGAATGGGCGAAACGCGAGAACGCGGAACTGCAGCGTAAGTGCGCTCCGGGTTCTCCCGACTGGCAACGCCACGAAACGATCGACGAACGATTGCACGAAGCCGTAGCAGCCCTCGGGCAGTAACAACCGCCCCGCCTCGCGCGGGGTTTTTAATATCCGCTCACCTTGCGATAAAGGATCAACTATGCAAATCGCCCCACCCCCGCCGACAGTGGCAAAGCCCGTCCGCGCGGTCGACGTCGAGACGTACCGCAATTACTTCCTCGTAAAGTTCTACGACGTCCACACCAAGCAATTTTTCTCCCTGGAGTTCTACGAAGGCAAACCGCTAAACGTCGCGGCAATGTTGCTGTTCCTGCGCTCAGGGACGAACATCACGTTCAACGGTCTTAATTACGACCTTGTGGTGATCTCGGCCGCAGCAACGGGCCGGTTCACCAACGACATGCTCAAGAATCTGAGCGACTACATCATCACGACGAAGCCGTCGCCGCAACCGTGGATGGTCGCGCGTGACTGGGGCTTCGAACTGCTCGACATTGATCACATCGACCTGATGAACGTCGCACCGGGTCAAGCCAGCTTGAAGATTTACGGCGGCCGGTTGCACTGCAAGAAGATACAGGACTTGCCCTACAAGCCCGACCGCATCCTTACCCGTGCCGAGATGATCGAGGTTGAACGCTATTGCGGCAACGACTTGATCACGACGGAGGGTCTTTACGAAGCTGTCGCGGAAGACCTCGCAACGCGCGTTGAACTCGGCGAGCAATACGGCATCGACGTCCGATCGAAGTCCGACGCTCAGATCGCCGAAGCGGCGTTCCGTAAATTGCTCGGGCTGGACGGCCGCGCCGCGCGGACGATCGTCGATCAAGCCCAACTTCCCCCAGGGCACGCTATCCGCTACGTGGGCGCCCCGTTCCTGTCCTTCCAGACGCCAGAACTGCAGGCCGCCTACAAGATGGTCATGGATACGTCGTATATCCTGGACAAGGGCGGCAAGCCGCAAATGCCCGAATCGTTCAAGGACTACAAAATCCGCATCGGCGAAGGGGCGTACACGCTCGGTATCGGCGGACTGCATTCGACGGAGAAAAGCGCCGCTCACCGCGCCGGCAACGGCTGGAAACTCGTCGACGTGGACGTCGTGTCCTACTACCCCAAAATCATCTCAATATTGAGAATGTTCCCGCGTCAACTGGGGCCGGTGTTCCTCAAGATTTTCGACGGCTGGATCGAGGTCCGTATCTCTTACAAGACGGCCGGTAACAAGAAGAAAGCCGCAACGTTCAAAATTAAGATCAATGGAACGTACGGTAAGACGGGCAGTCGGCATAGCATCCTGTTCGCGCCGGACCTGATGTTGCGCACGACGCTCACCGGGCAATTCTCGTTGCTAATGCTGATCGAGATGCTGCATCTGCAGGGAATCCCCGTCGTGTCGGCCAACACGGACGGCGTCGTGATCAAATGCCGCGACGAGCAAGTCGACTTGCGGGACCGTATCGTCAAGCAATGGGAATCGATCACGGGGTTCGAAACGGAAGCCAACGAGTATATCGGCCTGTTCTCGGCGAACGTCAACAACTACCTTGCATTCAAACCCGCATACACCGACAAGAAAGGCGTTCATCATCCGATCTCGGTCAAGGCGAAAGGATGGTACGCGGACGACCCTATCAGCCGGTTGGCGAAAAACCCGACCAATCAGATTTGCGTCGACGCCGTTAAGGAATACATCATCAACGGTACGCCGCTTGAACAGACCATTCGACGGTGCGACGATATCCGAAAGTTCGTCACCGTGCGCGCGGTCCAGGGCGGCGGGGAGTGGGTCAAGGATACGATCGTTGCGGACACGATGGCGCAGAAGCGGGAAGCGCTCGTCGCTCGGGGCTGGAATGCATATGAAGGGAACGCGAAAGGCAAGACGTGGTATCGCGGCGAGGTCGAGGGGTGCTCGACAGACGATGCGATCAAGATCGAACGCAACGCCATCCCGCGTGAATACCTCGGGAAGGCCGTACGATGGTATTACGGTGTCGGGCAGACCGGGCACATCGCTTACGAAGGCAATGGCAACCTCGTGTCGAAATCGGAAGGATGCAAACCGTGTATGGACCTTCCCGACGTTCTGCCGCCCGACATCGATTACAAATGGTACGTCGACGAAGCGCGCAGTATGCTTGCCGATCTCGGAATAAGTTGTTGACAATTCAGTTAGTAGTCCATAGTATCGACCTTTTACGGGGAGGTACTATGGACGATGGCTATGGATTTGCGACGCGGTTGCTGATCGTGTACGAATCGAAATTGCCTTTTGATCAACCGGCCACGCTGGCGGATCGTATCGAGGCGATGCAGGGGGCGATTGATGCGTTGAATCTGAAGGAAGGGGAACACGCGGACATTAAGCACATCGTCCGCGCGAATACTGCTACCGCTTGACGTAATGCGATGCGCCGCCCAGGCGCACGCCGGCCCACATCAGCCGACGATAGACGACAGGAACGCCGACGACTTCCATAGCCTCCAGGAACACCGCGTCGGCGACCTCACGTGCGAGCGGGCCTTCGGTGTACAGGAAGTCATGCACGACGGCAGGTTTGTTGGCCCGACCGCCGCAAAGCCAATAGACGATCGGCAGACGCGGCACGCTGGCGAGATCAGTCCTGAACCCTGCCGGGACCGTTATCACCCGATTTGCGACGACCGACGAGTACGACAGTGGTTTGCGCAGTCGCCACGTACTATCGTCAACGTTCTCGTCCGCCTCGCAAATCTCCAGGTCGTCGAGAAATCGCGCGGTCACATCGCCGCCCATTCATCGTGCGCGCGCTGGACGTTGGCCGACACGGTGTCGTAAAGCGCTTGCAACTTCTCGGGTGTCAGCGATCCGGCAGCTTGCATCTGTTCGACGGTCTGCAGCAGTTGGACGATGACCGGGGCGAGCGCGCAGACCGCCGCAGCTTTCGGGTCGGTTGCCGCGAGCGCTGCGGCGGTCTGCGCGGCCGTGATAAGGATTGCCTGTGCGGTCGTCATTTGACTGCCTCCAGAATGGTTAATGCGGTCACGGCGCCTGTGATTTGGGCTGTCGCAGCGTCCAGGTCTTGCGGCAAGGGTCCGGTGCATAGCGGCGTGACCTGACTGTCGATCAACGTCACCTGATCGATTTGGGCTTGGTTCAGCTTGCCGCCCTTGCGCAAGGCGATCATCACGTCGAACGCGCCGCCGTACGCCGCGCACGATTGCGTGTACGTCACCTTCGCGTTTTGTGTCGACACGGTCGTGCACGCTGTGATCGATAGCGATAGGGCCGCCATGAACAGCAACATGAACGGTGACGCGAATCCGCCCTGCTTGTCCGCGACGACGTCTTGCGGGCCGCTGCCCAGGTGCATGACGCCCAGGCCCATAAGGGCGCCGTAACAGAAGTCCAGCAGGCGACCGGAATTCGGGATATTGTTGAAGGTCAGGGCGACCAATGTCCCGAACAGTACGAGGCCGATAAACAGCTTGATCATGACGTATTTCATTTCGCGATTCCTTTCGTGTCGAAGCGTTGCAGGTTGCGACCGTCCATGACGGCAATCAGCTTTTTGGCGTAGTTCGGGTCCGTCGCGTAGCCGGCCGCAGCAACGGCGAGCGCCCATCCATTGCCCGTCGTCTGCTGCCAGCACGATGCGTAACGGCGGTTGTCCTTGAAGAACTTGACGCGGTCTTCCAGGCATTCCGCCCACGACCCGTATTTGCGCCACGACGCCGGAACGACGACCTCTTTCCCGTTCAGGACTTCGCCTGTCTGCAGGTTGAACACCGGGCCTTTCCACGACTTGTCAGCCTTGATGCCAAACAGGTTGAATGCCCGTTTCGCGAGGTCGGAATCCCCCCACCTCGATTCGCTCGCGGCCTGCGCCAGCGTGAACGAGGCGGGGATTCCGTATTTATGCTGGATCGCGAGCGCGCCCGGCAAGAGCGCGTCAAGAAACGCTTGCGGCGTCATACCTTGCTCCAACCCTGCCCACGAAGCGCGAGATAGATCGCGCCCGCGAATGCTGCTGCGGCCAACCCGTAGAAGGTCCAGCGGCCGAACTCGGCGAATTTTTCGTTAAGCCATTCGTTGATGGCTTCCTTGATGGCACGCTTTTGTGCGTCCGGGTCGATATTGGGCATGGTCAGGGCTCGCATGATTAGGTTAAGACTCCGCTAAGAATTTCAGACATACGTTGCGCAAGTTGGGCTTCGGTACGACCGATTTTCGTCAAGCAATACTTTATCCCATTTTGAACGGAGGTCAGCGACAAGTCGACTTCAGTAAGGCGCGGGTCGTCAACCACGCTGAAAAATGCCGACACCGTCTCGTCGCTCGATTTGAGCGGAAGGATTTCCGGCAACTCGGCGAGCATCAACATTTTAAACTGAGCAGGCGTGACGGTTGGCGGGACATGCCGCGGAACGATATCGACAGCCTGCGGAGCTTTCGTCCAGGCGCCGTCCGCGTCGACGCGGTCCCCGTGCGAGGTATCGTCGGGAACGGTCACGAATTCGACGGCAACGTCTTCGTGAAAAATCGTTTTGGGGTCTTCGGTCGTGATATCGACTGCACAACCGTCGACGATGCGTGCATAAGTGGTCATGGGTTTTCCTTAGTATTCGATTACGACGACACCGTTCCCGCCTGCGCCTGTCTTGCTACTTCCGGCGCAGCACGCACCGCCACCGCCGCCGATACCGCCGTCCGTGGCTGTCGAGGCAGACGCCGCGCCACCACCGCCACCGACCCCCGCAGCGGTCACGGTGCCGCCCACGCTATTTCCACCGCCACCGCCACCGCCGATCCCTCCCGGTGGGCTGATGGGATTGCCGCCGCCGCCGACAAAGCCGTCGAACGGGAATCGAACTGGGGAATTTGTCGGATTGATCGTTCCGCCAATGAGACCTAAAATGTTCGGCGCACCCTGACTTGAAGCGGGGCCAAAAGGCGACCCACCACCGACAGCGCCTGGACCTACAATGCCGCCGCCACCGCCGCCTTGCGAAC